CTGACATGAACCGTACGGTTTATGAATCTGAGACCGGTATGAACTATTTCTCAGATGGTGCTACGGCTTGGGTCAAGGTGGGTGTAACCATCAATGGCTTGGAGTGTATTGACTACTTACCGGTGATGAATCACATGAACAAGTCGATCCCATTAGCAAGTCTTACATCATTCGATGTGAACAAAACGATTCAGCGTTCAATGGTGAAGGCATTAGCCTTACATGGCTTGGCTCTTAACGTGTACAACAAGGAGGACTTCCCTGAGGCATCTGATGGCACACCTGCAAAGGTGGTGGCTAAACCTGCGGGTAAGATTACATTAGCCGTTGGTGATGCTAACTGGGAGAAGGTGGTCAACTATGTGGTTGATAACATTGGCCTCAAATCTGAGGATGTGTTCAAGAACCTATCCAAGAAGTATGAGTTATCGGATCAGGTCAAGGCAGCGATTAACAAGCTGAAGAAATGAAAATAAAGAATCCTAATGTGGACATCTTTATTGATATACTCATGGCTGATGAACTTGGGGTGAAGGTAAAAGAATTCAACAAGGTCATCTACGAGTGTACATACTGGGAACACATTTACATTATTAATGCTATCGTCTCACAAAGGGAGGATAAAATTCACAAAGCAAAACTTATATTCAATGACTACCATCTTAGAAACATTAAAAAATGATACTGAGTATTACTCAGGTATCGGTAAGAACTACCTATCAAACTCCGACATCGGAGCGTTATTGTACAACCCATCGCAATATGGCGTACCAAAAGAGAAGACTCCTGCTATGCTTTTAGGGTCTTACTTTCACACGTTCATTCTTGAGCCTGAGAAGTTAAAAAACTTTGTGGCAATAGACTGCTCGACACGCACGACTAACATTTACAAGGATGCATTACTTGCACACGGAACGGATATGCTTTTGCTTCAGAAAGAAATTGATGATAGTGAAAGAATGGCTAAGGCGTTGATGGGCAACCTCACGTTTTACGACATGATCCGTGACTCAGCTAATGCGTACGAAGTGCCTGCCATCGGAGAGATTGGTGGTATCCAGTGGAAAGGTAAGTCGGATATTGTCGGTGATGAGATTCTTATTGACCTCAAGACCACGGCAAACTTAGATGACTTTAAGTTCTCGGCACGCAAGTATAACTACGACTCACAGGCTTACATCTACAACCAGTTATTTGGCAAGCCTATGGTATTTATCGCAGTAGAGAAAGATAGTTGCCGTACGGGCTTGTTTGAGTGCTCAGATGAGTTCCTTGATCGTGGCAGAGAGAAGGTCTACAAGGCTATCGAGGTGTGGCAAAAGTTCTTCGGGCCAAATGCGACCGATGACATTACTCAGTATTTTAAATTAGAAACGTTATGACACCGAAAGAAAAAGCAGAAGAAATAGACAACAAATATTGGCGTCTAAACTATGATTGGGATGGTGTCTTTAACGATAAATGGTCAAAAGATTCAGCTTTGATAGATGTAAATAATACTTTAGAAGCATTAAATGAATTGAATGAAAAGATTGATCATTTAGAACTTAAATGGAAAATAATTTGGTACGAATCAGTTAAAGAAGAATTAGAAAAGTTAAACAATTAAACAAAAAACAATTATGGCACAATTAATTTCAGCATCTATTGATGTATCAAAAATCTCTAAGGACAAATTAGTTAAAGGAGAGAAGGGTAATTACCTTAACATTACAATCTCTATAAATGATGAGATAGACCAGTACGGAAACCAAGCAGGTATCTACGAGTCTCAGTCGAAGGAAGAGCGTGAGGCTAAGACCAAGAAGAACTACTTGGGCAATGGCAAGATTGCTTGGACATCTGAAGGCGGGTCAACTGCTAAGAAAGCACCGGCTCCTGCTATTAGTCTAACAGTGGAAGAGACTGATCTTCCATTCTAATCTTGTGTACAAATGAACAAAATATGTGGGACTTGCGTGAATATATATTTTTCTTTTACAGGTAAATTATTTTTTTCACTTTTCTTATATATTTTGTTCACTTTGTACATAAATAAAGAATATAATATATAACTAACTATATACTAGTAAGTTATAAATGTAAACTTTAAAACATTTTGTACACAAAATCGTGTACAAATGTAAACTTTAACTTAAAACGACGTGCAAGTAACTATATTCTCAAATATAAAAGAGACGTCTGTCCCATTCTATCGGGATGTCTTGGCTATACTATCCAGAGTTAAGGAGGGTAAGTCCAAAGACATAGTCCGCAAGATTAGATTGGAGAAAGACAAGGAGCTTCGTAACAAGCTCAAGCAAGAGTTGCCTGCGATATGTTTCTCAGGCACGTTCTCTAAACGTGAAGACTCGGCTCTTATGGAGCATAGCGGTCTGATATGTTTAGACTTTGATAACTTCCCATCCAATGATGAGATACTAGCAAAGAAAGATGAATTGGCTAATGACCCCTATACGTTCTCGGTGTTCATCTCACCATCAGGTAACGGCTTGAAGGTGTTGGTTAAGATACCAAAGGACACTAACAAACACAAGGCATTCTTTAATGCACTAGAGGCTCACTATAACTGCGAGCAGTTTGATAAGACATCCAAGAATGTGTCACGTGTGTGCTATGAGTCATACGATCCGACCATCTTTGTCAATGTCAACTCTATTGAGTGGACTAAGATAGATGATGCGGAGATTGATCACGTGACCAAGGACATGCGACCAACCATACCTATCGATGATGAGAACGAAATCATTAATCGTTTGGCTAAATGGTGGGACAATAAGTTTGGCTTTGTGTCAGGAGCACGCAACAATAATCTGTTCGTGTTAGTTATGGCGTTCAATGAGTATGGCGTGTCTAAGTCTGAGGCGATGTATCGCATGATGGCATTTGCATCTGAGGACTTTACGACCAAAGAAATTCAGTCCATTATTGACTCAGCGTATCGCCATACTGACAAGTATGCTACTAAGTACTTTGAGGATACATCTCGTGTTGACTTTGCAAAGAATCAACTTAGTCGTGGTGTGCCAAAAAAGGACATCCGTTCTCAACTTAAAGCCTCCGGTGTAGAGGACGGAACTATTGATTCAGTACTAACTCGAATCGAGGAGGAACAAAGTAAGAATACATTCTGGACTAAGAGTGACAAGGGTGTGGTGACATTAATTCACTACGAACTCAAGACATTCTTAGAGAACCATGGGTATCGTAAGTACGTGCCTGAGGGTAACAAGGGTTTCATATTTGTACGCATCAATCAGAATCTAATTGAGATGTGTACAGAGGATGACATCAAGGACTTTGTGTTAAACCACATCCTTGATAACTTCCAAGACCTCAGTGTGTACAATTACTTTGCTGACAAGACTAGATTCTTTAGAGAAGACTTCTTGTCTATGCTTGACTCGGTTAGTATATACTTTGTAGAGGACACAAAGGATGAGGCGTACCTATACTTTAAGAATGGCGTAGTCAAGGTGACCAAGGATCAGGCGGTGCTACTAAACTACGAGGACTTGGGTGGCTACGTGTGGTCAGACCAAGTTATCCAACGTGACTTTGTATTCTGTCCTGCGGATGAATGCGACTACAAGACTTTCATACGTAACATTGGCGGTGCTGATGACAAACGTGTGGCATCAATTGAGTCGACCATTGGCTTCATTCTTCATGCATTTAAGAATGGTGGCTATTGCCCTGCGGTAATCATTAATGATGAGGTGATATCAGAGAACCCTGAGGGTGGTACTGGTAAGGGTTTGTTCATGAACGGCATCAGCCGAATGAAGAAGGCAGTCACCATTGATGGTAAGTCATTCTCATTTGACAAGTCATTTGCTTATCAGTTAGTGAGCACAGACACGCAGGTGTTGGTGTTCGATGACGTGAAGAAAAACTTTGACTTCGAGCGATTATTCTCGGTGGTTACCGAGGGTATCACGGTTGAACGCAAGAATAAAGATGCTATTAAGATTCCATTCCACAAGTCACCCAAGGTGGTCATCACAACCAATTACGCCATACAAGGTAAGGGTAATTCATTTGAGAGGCGTAAGTGGGAGATGGAGTTCAAGCAGTTTTATTCTAAAGACTTCACACCTCAGGATGAGTTTGGTAGACTATTGTTCAACGATTGGAGTCAAGATGATTGGTGTGCGTTCGACAATTATATGATCAAGGTGCTACAATCTTATCTTAACACCGGTCTAGTCAAATGTAACTTTGTGAACCTTAAAGAACGTAAGTTCAGGGCAGAGACTAACGCTGAGTTTGCTGAGTGGGCACAAGAGTTCGGACCGGCATTCATACCAATGAATCAGCGATTCAGACCTGATGATGTGTTTGATAAGTTTATAGCGGATAATAACGGCATGTTCCGTATGTTATCTAAGCAACGATTTAATTCGTGGCTACGTACCTATTCATTGCACATGACCGGTAGCAACCCAGTAGAGGGGCGTGATGGTGCAGGCAAGTGGATGGTGTTCCCATTTAAAGAAGATAAACAATTAGAACTATTATGAGCAAATTAGAGGAGATACTTAACAACTTCCCAGATGAAACATTTACCATCATTGATGGATTTGATGATGCAATTATTGGAGTAGACGCTTACTCAGAACCAATTAGATTAGTTTACTCTATCAACGATATTGTTGACTGCTTAATGAAAGAAGGCATGAGTGATGAAGAGGCTATTGACTATTATGAATATAATACTGCAAGAGCTGTTCCATACATGCCGAACTCACCTATTTTAATTTACACAGACTTTTTTTAACATGCCAGATATATCAAAATGCTCAGGCGAGGGATGCTTAGACAAGCAGAACTGCTACAGGTTCACAGCAAAAGCTAGTGAATATCAATTAATGTTTATGACCCCACCTATGAAAGAGGATGGCGTATGTGACTATTTTTGGTTAAACGATGGATACCCTGCTGAGGGAGTGTTTCATATTAAATTAGAAGACGATGCCATACCTGAATCATAACATACCAACACTAACTTGTTTTATACGTAACGAGTTTTTATTTAACAACGAATCGGGGCACGGAGAACACACACTATGTGATGTGCACTCGGTGGCATCAATCGAGAAGAGAGTGCCATTGTTTGAGGCGTTCTTGGAGAATGGAGTGAACTGGACAAGAAGACCTATCCACGCATTCTGTTGGAGAAAAGATGCCGATGACTTACCACTGACAGAGTACATGTATTGGGACTGCTTTAGTTCGTATGTGGATGTGCAAGTTAGATCTAGGATGTCGGGGCTTAGGGCTGATCTAATCTCAATTACAGGAGTAAAAAGACAAGGAGTTTACTTGTTTACTTTAGACTGGGCATTTGAGAATAAGGGGATGCTAGACACCAACTTCTCTGAGACACCTGAGCACAAGTGTGGTCACGTGTTTAAGATGGACAACGGCAACTATTTTATCTATCCTAACAATAGAATCATTTGGATGGATAATGCTTGGACATACAATCGTATAGCAGGAAATCCTGGGTACAAGATTGATATGACGGTTTATTCTATTGAGAATAAGACTAACTATACTACGGACTATAAATACATGACAGAATTTAAACAACAAGATGGACGAGAATAAACTATATAGTGCTATAGAGCTTGCTATTATACGTTGGACACTTGATGGCACAAGAACAGCAGGTTCATTAACAAGAGAGATTATGTCAATAATTAAACAGCAAGATGATGAGCAATAACACAGCAATGCAAGAACTATTGGAGTGGACAAGAAGGACATTACCAATGGACTTGGACACACCACAGATGATTGAAGCTAAGATTGAATCCTTATTAGAAAAAGAAAAAGAACAGATTATTAGAGCCTATATGTCAGGAGAAATAGTTGAGATTTTTGAATTAAACACCACTCTGACAGGATCAGAATACTACGCAAATAATTATGATACAACTACGGAATTACCAAAAGAAGATAGTAAGCGACGGGCTTGGCATCGTTAAAGAGCACGGACTGCTGTATCTTTCTATGGAAGTAAGAACAGGTAAGACCATGACATCTTTGGCAATCTGCGAAGAGTTGAGTGTGAAAGAAGTATTGTTTATCACTAAATTAAAGGTAGTCCCCGGGATCAAAAAAGATTATAAAGATTTAGGTTGTACCTTTAACCTTACGTGCATAAACTACGAGTCAATTCATAAACTTGAGGGGACAAATTGGAACCTCATAATTTGTGATGAAGCACACACGATGGGGGCATTTCCAAAGCCTAGCAAAAGAGCGAAGCAGGTAAAAGATTTGGTGAATAAGTGTAAATCAAAGGTTATATTTCTGTCGGGTACACCGACGCCTGAGAGTTACTCACAGATATACCACCAATTCTATGTGCATCCTAACAACCCATTTAAATCGCATGTCAACTTTTACCGGTGGGCTAATGACTATGTAAAGGTTAAAATTAAATACATCGGTGCAATGAAAGTTAATGACTACTCAGGTGCTATGAAGGATAAGATTATGGATGCCATCAGGCATCTAATGATATCATTCACCCAAGAGAAGGCAGGCTTCACCACCTCGGTAGAGGAGGCAGTACTTAGGGTTGCGATGAGTCCTTTGACTTATAAGTTAGCTAACAAACTGAAGAAAGATTCAGTTGTGCAGGGTGATGATGACACCATACTTGCTGACACTGGTGGCAAGATGATGAACAAACTTCATCAGATGTATTCAGGCACCATCATACTTGAGTCAGGCAGAAGGTTAGTATTTGACTATACCAAGGCTACCTACATTAAGGATCAGTTCATAAACAAGAAGATAGGAATCTTTTATAAGTTTAAGGCTGAGTGGGATGCATTGAAGTTTGTGTTTGGCGATGAGTTGACTGATGACCTTGAGGAGTTTAATGCAACCAGTAAGAACATTGCTCTTCAGATTGTCTCAGGCCGTGAGGGCATTAGCCTCCGCAATGCTGACTTCTTGGTGTACTATAACATAGACTTTAGTGCAACATCTTATTGGCAAAGCAAGGATAGAATGACCACCATTGACAGAAAGTTTAACAAGGTGTTTTGGGTGTTTACGATTGGAGGAATCGAGGAAAAGATTTATGAAGTGGTTCAGCAAAAAAAGGACTACACTCTAAATTTTTTCAAGAAAGATTTCTTAAATTCGTAACCCCATGTCAGAACAACAAATACAATCCAAACGAATTAAGCAACTAGAGAAAGAAGGGTACTATGTCTTGAAGTTAATTAAAACTAACAAGAACGGTATCCCAGATTTAATAGCTTTGCATCCGAAGAAAGGAGTATTGTTTAGTGAGGTTAAAACACCAACAGGAAAAGTATCAGACTTACAAAAATTTAGACTAGATGAACTTAGAAAACATGGCTTTAGAGTCGAAGTATTTCGAGGAGAGACAGATGGTAGCAGTACCGAAGAGTCTTTTTGGGTGGATAAACTCGATGAAGGAAGATACTTTTGATCAGGTAACTGATGCATTGGTGTACTTCTCAAACGAAATAAACGAAAATGATGATAGAAGTATCGTCTTTAACGTGGTAGGTAATGAGCCAAAGTATTTTAGGTTCTTAGCTTCTAAAGGAGAAATAACATTTGATGATAAACCTCCTGAAGATATGGTAGCTGTTGAGTTACTAGAGCAGATAGACATCGACGAATTTTTAGACGAGGTACTAGCTGGCAATCAAATTATTAAAGACAAAACAATAAAACGATTTATCGCATCTTATGAGCTTATTTGAAAAAAGAATTGCATACAAACCTTTTGAATACCCTGAATACTACACAGAAGGTTGGCTTAAACAAGCTCAGGCGTTTTGGTTACATACAGAGATTCCCATGTCATCCGATGTAAAGGATTGGAATGAGAATCTAACAGATGATGAGAAGCACGTGGTAGGTAATATCCTACTTGGCTTTGCTCAGACAGAATGTGCTGTGTCCGACTATTGGACAGGCATGGTCACTGATTGGTTTCCTAAGTATGAAATCATTCAGATGGCTATGTTGTTTGGGGCTCAAGAGACTGTTCACGCAACGGCTTACTCTTACTTGAACGATACTCTTGGTCTTGATGACTACGAGGGGTTCATGCATGAGCCTGCTATTGCTGGGCGTATTGATGCGTTGACATCTGTACCACACCATTATAACTATAAGATACTTTGCACTAGTGCACCGGCTCGTAGAGATGTGGCTCGATCACTTGCAATCTTCTCAGCGTTTACTGAAGGTGTAGCCTTGTACAGCTCATTTGCTGTGCTATACTCTTTCCAATTGAACAACAAGCTAAAAGGTGTTGGGCAACAGATGAAGTGGTCTGTAAGAGATGAGGCTCTACATTCTAAGATGGGATGTCAATTGTTCCGACACATGTGTGAGGAGTTCCCTGAACTAAAGACGGATGCAAAGGATGCTATTTTAGAGGCGGCTAAGTTAACTCTTGATATGGAGATGAAATTCATCGACAAGATTTTTGAGAGAGGAGACTTAGATAATCTAAAGGCTTACGACCTTAAACATTTTATGCACAAACGCATCAATGATAAGTTAGTGGAGCTAGGCTATGATGCCGTATTTGCTTACGACCCTGGGGCTGCCGAACAATTAGATTGGTTCTACCAATTAACAGCAGGCGTTGAGCATTCTGATTTCTTTGCAACAAGACCAACAGCATACAGTAAAGCCAATGAAGGCGAAGACTGGAGTGATGTATTTTAACTTTAACTAAATTAAATAAAACGATGATCAAACACCATCCAATCCATGAACAAGACCTAATAGACTTGGGTTTTGAGAAAGTCCTTATCTCTAAACATGAGTCGGGACATGAGCACGATTTCTATTACTACGTGTATGTAGTATCCAAACACACAACGCTAATAACTAACGCTGATGATGAAGCAAAAATTAGTAGATGGCAGGTGTATCTATTTGATGATGATTTCTACTTTGATGAATTAGAACCTTTAACAACCTTTTTAACATCATTTAGCTATGCCAAATTCCCCAATAAAGATTGAGATAGTGTTGCCTGATAAGTCAACCGCTTCAATAGATGCCAGTAGCTCAGATAGTGCTGTGCAAATGATAGAATTTTTACTTGAACTAATTAAATCTTTAGAAAATGATTAATCACGCAGAGAACCTAGGATGGGAACTAGATGTAGACTTCCCAGCTTGGGGTAACTCACCCGAATACGTAAAGACAATATCCGGAGGATACTTATTAAAAGGCGAAAAGCCTATCAACGCATACCATAGGGTAGCAAACTCTGTGGCCGACAGACTTGGTAAGCCTGAGATGGCAGACAAGTTCTTCCAATATATTTGGAATGGATGGTTAAACTTAGCCACACCTGTGTTATCTAATACAGGCACCGATCGTGGTCTACCCATCTCTTGCTATGGCATTGACATAGCTGACTCAGTGTTTGATATTGGTACTAAGAACTTAGAGATGATGCTACTTGCCAAGCATGGGGGTGGTGTAGGCGTAGGCTTTAATCGCATACGTCCTGCAGGATCAAAGATAGCTAAGAACGGAACATCAGATGGTGTCATCCCATTCACTAAAATCTTTGACTCCACTATTCTTGCTACATCACAAGGCAATGTTCGTCGTGGTGCGGCATCTAGTAACATTAACATTGAGCACAAAGACTTTGAGGATTGGTTGGAGATTCGTGAGCCTAAGGGTGATGTGAATCGCCAATGTATGAACCTACACCAATGTGCTGTGGTGGGTGATAAGTTTATGCGTAAGCTAGAGGATGGTGATGTAGATGCTCGACGTAAGTGGGGTAAGTTACTACAGAAGCGTAAGGCTACTGGCGAGCCATACATTTTATTTAAAGGTAATGTTAATAAGCAGAACCCTGAGGCATACAAGAAGAATAGTTTAAAGGTTTATATGACCAATATCTGCTCTGAGATTGTATTGCATACAGATGAAAACCATAGTTTTGTTTGTTGCCTGTCATCTGTCAACCTTGCTAGGTATGATGAGTGGAAGGACACAGACTTAATCTATATCGCTACTTGGTTCTTAGATGGCGTGCTTGAAGAGTTTATTCAGAAGGCCAAGAATATGAAGGGCTTTGAGAATGTTGTTCGCTTTGCTGAGAAAGGTCGTGCTATTGGACTAGGTGTACTAGGGTGGCATACATACTTACAACAGAAAGGTATTCCATTCGAAGGACTTCTTGCTCAGTTTGAGACACGTAAGATATTCTCTCAGATTAAGATTGAGTCTGAGCGTGCATCACGTGACATGGCTGAGGAATATGGTGAGCCATTATGGTGCGTGGAGACAGGTATGCGTAACACCCACCTTCGTGCCATTGCACCAACGGTGTCTAACTCTAAGTTGAGTGGTAATGTGTCAGCTGGGGTTGAGCCATGGGCGGCCAATGTATTCACAGACCAATCAGCTAAGGGTACATTCATCCGCAAGAACAAAGAACTTGAGAAGGTGTTAAAGAAGATTGGTATTAATACTAAGGAGATATGGGATAAGATTCTTGCTGATGGTGGATCAATTCAAGATATTCCTGAGCTAGATACTTGGTTCTATGTGAACGGTAAATTGGCAGAGAATCCTGAGGGAGATGACCACATTCCGGTTAAAGATGTATTTAAAACATTTAAGGAGATAAACCAATTAGAATTAATTAAGCAGGCAGGTATTCGTCAGCAGTACATCGACCAATCTGTTTCTTTGAACCTAGCATTCCCATCTCAGGCTACACCTAAGTGGATAAACCAGGTGCACATGGAGGCATGGAGACAACGCATTAAGACATTATACTACATGCGTACTGAGTCTGTTTTGCGTGCTGACATTGCTACACGTGCAACCGATCCAGACTGCGTTTCATGTGATGGATAAAGTTTTTTCTATAAAATATACAAGTAATTAGATATTTAACTAAATTTACAAAGGTTAAAGTGATAATTTTTTGAAAGGGGAGGTGTTTATCGTTTTACACTTCCTCTTTTTTTTGTTTATGAAAGAACATATTGACTATACAAATACTACTATTCGCTTCATCAATAAGATGACAGACGAGATATACGAGGCTCTTATAGACAAGGAGTACGAAGACCTTCAGGATTCTATTTACATTCTAATCGAAAAATTAAATCAACTACGTGATGAAACCTTACCTAGAATACGCACTAGAATTACACCAGCAAGGAGACCTTAATAAAGCAGACATTGCTAAAAAGGTTCAAGAACATTATGGAATGGAAGACAGAAATGTCGAGACATTACGTAAAAGAATATCAGCCCACATTTTAAAGTTTGAGCACCGCAGTTTAAATAGTGAGTGTGAAGAGCAGGGAGCCCCAACCGGGGAAGTGTCCCATTACTGGTTGAAGACCGACAAGCACTCTATCTTTGTCAAGGTTGACAAGAAAGACCCAGTCGAGACCTACCATGACATGCGAGCAGATATCGTGGCTGAGATGCAAAATCATGCACCCGTATATCCAAAATTAGATCGCAGTAATATCATTGATGGCCACCTTCTTGTGGTTGACCCAGCTGACATTCACATTGGTAAGTTAGCCTCCTCTTTTGAGACAGGAGATGATTATAATAATCAGATTGCTGTTCAGCGTGTACTTGATGGCGTACGTGGAATTATTCAGAAAGCATCAGGTTTTAATATCGACAAGATTCTTTTTGTAGGTGGCAATGACATCCTTCACATAGACACGCCAAAGCGTACGACTACGGCAGGTACTCCACAAGATACAGATGGAATGTGGTACGATAACTTTAGAATCGCTAAGAAGCTATATATCGAGGTCATCGAGATGTTGATTGGTATTGCTGACGTTCACTTTGTGTTCAACCCATCTAACCACGACTACACCAACGGATTCTTTTTAGCAGATGCTATCGAGTCTTGGTTTCATAATAACTCAAACATTACATTCGACTGTTCAATCGCACACAGAAAGTATACAAAATACGGAAACAATTTAATTGGGACTACGCATGGCGATGGTGCGAAGACTCAAGATTTACCTTTATTAATGGCTCATGAAGCAAGCAAAGAGTGGGCAGACTCTAAACACCGTTATGTATATACTCACCACGTGCACCACAAGTCTTCTAAAGATTACATGGGCGTTTGCGTCGAGTCTCTCCGATCTCCCAGTGGTACCGATTCATGGCACCATAGAAATGGCTATGCCCATAGCCCTAAAGCGGTTGAAGGATTTATCCACCACAAAGAGAATGGACAGGTTGCAAGACTAGTAAATATATTTTAGTAATTTTGCAAAAATATAAAGTTATGACAGTTCAAGAATACGTTAGTGCATTGATGGAGATTGAGAATATATCTCACATTGCACACCTTCAGACATCATCATTTTCGGAGCATAAGGCTTTAAATGAATTATATGATGGTATTGCTGACCAGTTTGACGCTTTTGTAGAGGCTTACCAAGGTAAGTATGGTATCATTAAAGGATACAAGTCTTTTAAATTAGAAGAAGGAGTTGATATGGCATCTTATCTAAAAGAAAAAATGACAGCTTTTGACGGATACCGTTCTACACTAACTGACGGCTACTTACAACAAATGGTTGACAATACTCAGGAGTTAATAAGCTCTACACTTTACAAACTAAGATTTTTAAATTAAAATTGCGTATAAGGTGATTAATTAAAAAGGGGACTCATGGTCCCCATTTTTATTACTCTTTAGCTTGTTTTTCTATAGCCTTTATTACTTTTCTGTTGAACGAATCAACGTCAGACGGCAATAGATTCAAGGCTGTCGCAACCTGTAATGCTAACACAGCTTTCATGGTCTCCCTTTGCTCAGGAGTAAACTCTATTACCTGCCCTCTAGCATTTTTATATTCATCTGAGTATGCTCTATCGTATGTATCATATATACTATAAACACTTGTTCCAATAGATGATATTGGAGATGCTAATAACTTAGTCATTGCACCAATCATTGACTCTGGACGTTGTTCAAATAATAAACCGTAATTACTTTTCTTACCTTCTGCATCTTCTTCTTCATCATCTGAAGCTATATCTGCAAGCCAGTTTACCGTAGCAATAGTAACCACATCACCTAAGTTGGGTATAGGCGAAGCAACATCAGTAATTGTCTGTGTTAAAGCAGACTTAAGATACATATCTATTTTCTTTTGTGCTTCCTCTTCATCGTCTTTTAATAAGCCTGCTGCTTTGCCCGCTAACTCGGTTAATGCATAATTACCCATAGATGCTAATCCCTGATACATAACCATTTCACCCATAGTTGCAGCAAATGATCTAGATGCAGCATATTTATCTTCAGTAGTAGAGTTCTTAGAGGTAAGAACTGTTAAGTCTTGTCTCATACGATCTTTAGCATTGAAAATAAAACTAGCATATGGTATAACCATTGATCTAATTATAGTCTTAACCGGATCCTTACTTGTAAATAATTGGCCTAATTGATTAGGTGCACTAGCATTTTGGGCAATATTTACTTGAGTATTCGCATAATCAGCAGCCTCATCATTTAGTTTATAAGTATTCCAATCAATATCTCCTGCATTAAAATCTTTATCCAAATTACCCATTTTATTGAAGTAATATGCCCACCAAGACGCCCTTGCTGGGTACTTATCACCAGCTCCCATGAATGTTTTCATCCAAAACTTACCCATAAACTGAGATGGTTTTGTAGCTGTTTCAAATAAGGAGTTCATCTTTAAATCATCTTCTCCTTTTAAATCAGATGTAGATTCTAACCCACGTAATTTAATGGAGCGTCCAGATTTTTCTAATAATTCGTTTGCCTTTTCATTACGCATCGTTGCTAAACCAGACATAAATGCAGATGGATTATTAATTAACTGTACACCTGTATTAAATAACGCAGTAATAGCTTGCTTAGGAAATGCCCAAATAGATCCCAAGGCTCTAGTTGCCGCATATGTTTTCAGAGCATTTGATACATCAACAGCAAATTTAAGTGTACTCTTATTGAAGACACGCCCTCTCGAATTATTAACATAAAAATCTACAGCAGAAACAAAGGCATCGTAGTCGGCATTCGATTGAAACATTTTCTTGAAGTCATTAGAACTAGAAAATGCATCCCACTTCGACACTGATTTGGCTGTATAAGTGTCAGCCAATGTCTTTTCCATTGTATTAAATACAGTCGTGTCAAAATTCAAATCCAAAACTCTTTCTACTTCACTAAAGTCTTCTACTTTACCATTCTTTGCAGGAATATATCCTGGTAAATCATCTGGTCTTGTAGCTTTTTGTAATGATCCACTAGCTTCTGTACTTAATATGTTTTGACCAAAACCAAAAGTACCTCTGCCTGCTGTACCCGGACGTCCTTTGTCAGATACTGCGGCATATGATATAGGTGTGTAGAATAAATCGTCTTCTAATTCAAGATTGTAAACATTTCTAGCAACATTTTTAATTTCAGGATATAGTGAAGAAAATTCATCTGCAATAAATTCGACTGCTTGCTGATTTATTGGGTCAATTATAGCCTGTACTTCCTGTATGTTTTTTGCATTCTTTACTTTATCATAAACCTTTTGATAAGCCTTGCCTTCTTTAACAAAGTCTTTTTCATTTGACTGAAGAAGAAACTTGATTGTTTGATCAATTTGTTTTTTCATTCTATCAAATTCTTTTTGTTGTTGATCTGAATCTCCAACTACAGTACGAAGAAGCCTTGCATAAACACCTCTTTCGTTTACATTCTCCTTAGTTAAAAACTTTTTGCCATTAGGTTTAGTTTTTAAAAACTTATCAGAGTATGCTTTTTTAACTTCGTTAACCTTATCTTGTGCTTGAGATTGCTGATTTTCAAAATCAGTAATTCCTGATAACTTCTTAACTAAATCACCTAAAGCAGCACCACGTCCTACCCATCTAAATAGCTGATCTATTTGAGTAATGTTTTTAGCCCACATTAAAGAACCTGCATTTGTGCCTCCAAATATTGCCCTAAAATTCTGAAGTCTTTTGCCTGAATCATACAACTCTTTAGCGTCCTTATTTGCCTCATATCTGGCATACAATGCTTCCATTCTATCTGTAGTACCATTGACAATAAAGTTTGCTAATGCATCTTGCATTTCAAACATAGTCTTTATGTCTTTAACTTTAGATATATCAATAGTTAAGAATTCATCTACTACTTTTTTTGTATTTGTAGCTAACTTATCTAATCCAGTAATAGTGTCAGAAGTTTTAATAATTTGACCAGCAAAAGGAGCAAAGCCATCTAAGATAAATCTTGCATGGTTTCTAAAATTGTCAAAAGATTTTTGAACATATTCTATTGCAAATTGTTTTCTATCATCAGCCTTCTCAGCTTTCTGCTCATCTGTAACAATATCATTGATATACTTTTGAATTTCTTTCAAAGACATATCTTTATTAATCTTACCCTCGTCAACTAAGTCTTGGTATTCCGCAAGCTTCATTTCCTTTAAGATTTCATCTTGAAGTTTTTGTTGCTCTTGAGCATATGCTTTCACATAACTTAGTGTAGCCGGTATCTTAGATTTAAGGACTTCGTATTTTTCTGTGGTCTTTTTATTTGATCTAGTTAACTTGGGTTGTTCACCTGTTTGTTGCTCAAGTTTATCAAATTCTTGTAATTGTTTTTCTGTAATTACTGGAGCAACTAAGGCAGCCTTTAATTGATCAGCTACCTTTTGGTATTCATCAATATCTTCTACTAACTCAGGGTTAAGTTTCAAGAAAGCATTAGCCGCATTCTTTAATGATATAATAATGTTATCTGCCTTCTTAAGTTTGGCAACAGACTTTCTAGTTTCTTGTGCTTTAGCTAAAGTCTCCAAGTAATCCGCTTTAGCAAGAACTTTGCGAATTTTATCTAAAACTCTTTCACGAATGGTATCGTTTTCTAAATTAGCTGTTAATCCAGTAAGTAATGTCTTAATATTTTTAGCAGAGACTTTGGCTTTTCCAAGCATAGCCTTAACCTCAGCAACAACACTTTCAAATACTTGCTTTTTCTTAGCAGCCTTCTCATTAAGTTGCTGCTTAGTCTCTTTTACACCTTCCTTTTTTGCAGCCTTGGCAGCCCTTGCTTCAGATTTAATCTGAGCATTAAGCAACTTGAGTTTATCAATAGCTATTACGTTCTCAGACTGATTAACCACTTCCATCACTTTGCTAATAGCTTTAGCTCTGTCCGCAGCAGTCAATAATGAACCACTTAACCCATCAAGAATCTTCTTTAATCCTTTAGCATCAACTGCACCTTTAAGATTTTTAGTAACATAATCAGTTACAATTTTCTTAGCAGACTCAGCAAAACTCTTAGCTTCTTTATCTGTCTTCTCTAAGTCTTTTAATTTAGACTTCAATGCTTCCGCATCATTTACAACAGTAGTTTTAGAGGCAGGTTTTGCAGCCAACACCTTTGATTTAACACGGGTTTCTTTTACACCTAAAGCTTTACGTACATCACGAACCATTTGCTCTCTAGTAATGTCGTCAGCATTAACGTAAGCATCACTTTTCTGCAGACTATTAATTCCTGATTCTAAGTGCTTAAGTAAAGACCTCTTAGGGTAAATTCTTTGTTGTTCTTTTACTTCGTCAACAACTTTGTTTATAGTAGTATCTCTTAACTCTTTTTCTTTATTAACTTCTTCAGTAGGAGATACTTCTTCTATGGATGCTTGAGGTTCTAATTGATATAATTCTTCTTCAGCTTTAGATATTGCTGCATTGATTTTATCAGTACTTTCTTTTAATTCTTCTGCTGTTTTTAATCTTTTTGTTTTTTTTCTATTTCCAAAAACATCCGAAGTTTCAGATACTTCTTTGTATTTAAAATCTTCTGAATCTCGTTGTTTCTTAAGACTTTCTATGGTTTCTTTAACTGCTTGAGTTTTTAGTTTTTTATTATTTTCTTCTACCTCTGTTTTATTGTGACTAATAACGTTTCCATTTTTATCAAACTCAACAATATATCCATCTTTTATATATGATATTGATCCGTCAGGTTTAAAATACATATCTCCAGAAGCTATACCTCCGTTTTTCATCGGCTGTTGAACACCACCAATAATATCACCCTCTCGTGTTTCTGGATTAAATTTTTTAATTATACCAAGTTTATCTAAGGCATCTGAAACTTTTTGATAAAAAGGATTATTTATACGCAATCTTACTTCAACATTTTCTGTTGTAGGTGATTCCGCTTTACCTTCATTTTTAATTTCTACTTCTTGCCCTTTACCTTCTTCGATAGGGACTTGATTTTCTGATTGGGGTTCTCCTTTCGCCACTTCTCCGCTAACTCCGGTTTCTGGCTGTACAGGTACTTCACTTGTTGTTTGCTCTTGAACGGCATTTTGTGGTAGGGCTAAAAGTTTTTGATTATTATTATTTATTACTTCTTGTTTCTTATTTATCTGCTCGGTTACACCTGTAACAAGTTGAGGGTTTTTGTCAGCTATTTCTTTTGATAACTGATCAATTTCTTCTTGTACTTTATTATTCTCAGATATTAATAAGAACGCTTTCTTTTGACTGTTCTCAGATAGATTTTCTGGTATTTGTTTGATGATATCTCTTGCTTTATTAATCTCATCAACTTCTACCTGACCTTCTTCTACGGTTATTTGTTCATTAGAAATGCGCTTACTAATTTCAGATATTTTTGCCTGGTACAATTCTGGGCTAGATAACATTGCTTTGTAATCTGCATATTGTTTGTCTGATAGTTTACCAGATGTGGAAGCTTGTAATAAAGTCTTTGCTCCATATCCAACCCCAAACATAAGTACAGAACCCATGGCTTCTAACTTAGCATCTTGTACAATAGCTTCTGCAGCTGCAGCCGAAGTTAATTCTGGGTTTTTAAATACATCAAGACCATTAGCTGAATCAACTAGTTCTTGTATTCCCATTTCAGCAGCTTTCTGTGAACCACCTGTATACCCTTCACTGACTATAGATTCACCTAATCCAACTGCAGCTTTACCCACCTTTGTATCAGCTAATTGTAATATTTTTTGTCCAGCTGTAGTTGCAGCTAACTCGGCTACTTTTTTCTCTATAATACTTATTGGTGCATTTTTAGGGACTGATCTAAATACCCAAGATGCAAATTTAGCTACTGGACCAGCTGTCCCCTTTACTGCGGCCTGAATTCCTTTCAAACCAAGGTTCTCAAGTTTTCTTGCAACCAAACCCACTGATGTAGCATAGATTACTTTCTCTCCTTCGGTCATATTTTCAGACCCTTCCATATCGTCTAGAGCCTCTTTTGCGGAACCAAACGTGGAAGTAAACATACTACCTGTAAACATTGGTACAACAGATCCAGTTACACCAAGTGCAGCAGCGGCCCAATCGCTTTCTTTTGATATGCGAGCAGCATACTCTTTCGTTGTTGAGGATTTTATTTCTTCAAAAACACGTTCTCTCCTATCTTTTTGTGCTTTACTTAAATTCTTTTTTAAAGCTTCTTTTTCCCAATCTTTTGCAGATTTAGAAGATGCAAGAGCACCTATACCTTGAAATAAAGCTAGGTTTTCAGTGAAAATTTCATTGCCTATTGTATCATATGCACTAACGATTCCTTTTATTGAATCAACAATACTATTCCAAGCAGCACCACCAAATGATCCTTCGTGGGCTTTCTCGTATGCTAATACTCCTACATTTTTATTTAAACGTGCTTGATCAGCCTCTGTTCTTCTTGCGAGTTCAGAGATTTTAACAGACTCAAAAGTTGTTAAGTCTTGCTGTTTTTTTAATTCAGATTGTGCTTGAGCAGCTTCTTGTGGAGAAATAGATCCAGTTTGAATAAGACCATTTAGGCTTTCTATCTCTTTGTTTAATGCATCTTGTTTTGCCTTATAATCCTTACTCATCTTAGCTAAATCATTAGCAGATGTGGTAACACTTTTAGACAAATCCTCAATCTTAACATCCTCATATAACTGACCTTGCCAATCTTTTTTAGATGGGTCAAAGTAGTTTATGTTGAATTTACTAGGATCCTTTAATAGCAACCCTTCACTCTCACCAGGCTTTGGTTTCTTTTCTTTAGTACCTTTTGAAGCAGACTCCAAAATAAGTTTCTTCCCCAAGTCTTTTGATCCCAATGTAGATGGAGCAGCCGGCAAAGTGGAATTCGATACCGTAGGTTCTTTTTTTTTTAAAGGAGACCAGTATTGACTAACAAATTCTTCTTCAGATTTAGTATATAAATCATCTGAACTTAATTTGTTAAACAGTTCTTTTTGCCCTTCTGGGTTACCATATTGTTTAACAAAATCATCATATGACTTTGTATATAATTTATCCGAACTCAATTGTTTATATAAACTTTTTCCGTTATCCATGAATATTAATTATAACTAGTCGTATTTACCTGGTTTTTTTTGGGTGCTTGTTGCACCTGTACTCTTTGCTGCTCTCTTTAACATCTGCCCCTTACCAGCATTAACAATGTCTAAATAATCTTCTTTTCTTTCTTGAGCTAATTCTGCATATTCATTTGATCCAACAATAGGGTCTAAACCATTTCTCCAAGAATAAATGGATTCTCCATTAGTGAATTCTTGAATTACCTTAGCTTTAGAAGGTCTTTTTTCAGCTCCCACTGTTGCTCTAATACCCAGACCTCCCCCAGGTAAATCAACTATTGTTACATTTTTATATCCAGCTTTTTTAGCCAAATTTTCCAACTTAACTACAGATCCTGGAGCTTTTCTAAATATAGCATCAGAATCATCTTTTGATTCAATTTGACGTATTTTTTTCTTAGCTTCTACTACATCCATCCTTGGTATATCCTTAGGCTCCTTAGGTGTTGTAATAATAATATTAGGGTTCTTTCTTTCTGTTGTTTTAAATGAAACAGATGCCTGTATTTTATCTGATGCTAATTTCTCAGCAACAGTTTTCATCTCATCTGTTATAATAGGCTTAGGGTATCCACCCGCATCTTTACCTAATTTAATTAATTTGTTTTCATCAAAACCATCTTCAATTAACTGTTTTTTCTCAGTTTCATCGCGATAAATTTGATAACTAGGATCTTCCGTGGTTAAAAATTTAGCAGTACTGAATGGAGTTGCAGTTAAATTACTAACGAATTTTTTCTTTTCAGGCTCAAAATTAGGGTTATTCATTATTGAAGTGCTATCAATCTTGGTTAAAGCACCTCCTCTTGAGGTAGACTCAAATTCGCCTATTCTATTGGTCGTAAAATCATTAAAAAGTTTATTGTAATCTACTTTTTTAGAAACAAATCTATTGTAATCCGTATAAACTTCTGGATCCATAGTAATAACTTCTCCAGTTTTTGGATCTTTTTTATAAAAAACAATTTTTTGATCATTTGCAACACCAGCATTTACATCATTTAAATCGCCAGCTTGCGCATAATCTTTAGCCATAGCCTCTCCTAATGCATCTAATTCTTGTCCTGCACTTAATTTTAAAATTTCATCATAACCTTTTGCGTAGGCATTAAATGTTTGTCTTAAGCTGCCAACATTTTTAGCTAATGCTTGGGCCTTTTGAGTGTATGCATATGCATTTTTTCTGTCAGCCTTGGCTAATCTTCCTAATTGAGCTGCAGCATTAGCAGCTTCGTATACAGATTGACTACTTATTCTTTGCAAGTTCTGAGAACCTGTACTAGAAATATCTTTATTAATTTGATCTTGTATTTTTTGGCTATCTCTATCTAATAATACATCTTCTTTTTCTTGTTGCTTTTCAAGAGTTAATTGTTTTTTTTCATCATACTCAGCCTTTTTTTCCTGTATAGAAATAAGGTTAGAAACAAGTCCTGTTCCTATTTTGCCATAATCTACCGGCTGCGATGCTACATATCCTGCGTATTCTGCCATAATTATTTTGGTTGGGGTAATTGAGTGATTGCTGGATTCATATAATATCCACCCAATCCAATAGGTACTCCTAAATAACCTGCTCCTAAGATAGGATCAGTTTTTAATTGGTTTGAATAAGTTTTTACTGATTGACCAAAATCTGTATCACCTAAAGTCCCCTTTTTGTTTCCATAGATATCTTTATATGCTGATAAAGTAGCAGCACTAACTCCAGCTTCAGCTAACCCACCAATACCCGCAGCTATAGCACCCGCTCCTTCAGCAGCAGCAACTTGAGCACCTTGTAGTCTACTTTGAGCTAAACCAGCTCCCCGATTTACACGATTTGCTTCTAGTTGTTGTGCGTTCTGAGCTTGAGCCATATCACGAGCATATTGCGCTTCTTGAGCTTGTGCTGCTAATTGTAAATCTTGAGCTTGAGCTTGTTGGTTTGCAGCAGTTAACCCGCCTAAAACCGTTGCAGCACCACCTTCTTGTAATGCTTGAATATTACTAGCTTGTCTTGCTTGCAGGTTTTGTTGCGCCAATTCAAGCCCCAATGTAGGTACTTGTAATTCATTAAACTTATTGCCTTCTTGAATGGAAGCATATTGTTGCGCAGCTTGTGCAGCTGCACTACTTGCATCTGACTTAGCTCTAGCACCTTGAAATATTTGATAACCAGAACCTAGTGCTGATATTCCTAAACCTATTGCTGCTGCGGTTTCAAGACCCATATTATAAATGTTTTATTAATTCTACACAATTTGATTGTGTTTGAATATACCCTGTATTTTTATATTTATTTATTAAGTTTTTATTTTGAACGGAAGCCCACATAACCTTATATCCGGCTTCTTTGCATGCTAAGCATAAACTTTCAATTAAAAATTCAATAGCTTTGTTTCTATCTTTTTCTCTATAATTATAATTAGAAACAACAAATTCACAAAATGCAATTGATGAGTTGGTATAATAAGCAAATCCAGCACAAATGTCTACATCTCCTTTTGAAACCATAAAACCACCAGTGCCATTATTAGCTAATGAATCTCTTGGAGGTATTTCTCCCCCCCAATCTTTCCACCATTTAGCTAGAATGTCATCATAGTCACTTTCGTTTAGCAACCTAATATTAAATTCCATTCTACAAATATAATTAAATTATCAAGGATAACTCTTGAATACGTCAGAAGTTACCATAAACATTTCTGTATAAGTAGTATCGCTATTAGTAAACTCTACGCTTAGATAAGTTCCTCTTGTTGGACTAGATTCAGCTACTGGACTTTTTTCATAAAGAATAAAGCTACCATTTGTTGGTGGAGTTCCTGTTACAGTTACTGTCACCGTATTTGCAGCATGCGCTGTTATTGTACCAATAAGCGTAAGTACGCCTGAATTCACCCAATAAAGAGTATCTCCTGTACTAATTATGTGACCAATGTCAAAAGCAAATGTAAGTACACCTGCTACATAAGTAGTCACATTGCCTATACCTTGGACAGATGTCATAGATATATTATTAGCAGATAATTCAGTTCTTCTAATATAGCCATACCATGTGCCTTCCTTTAAATCATACCATCCTGCATCAATATAACCACTCCCTTGGTCAGATAAAATATCTGTTTCCCAAGCAGTAGTTGAATTAGTGGCTATGGTTTTGAAAGATTTGGTTTGCGATGGCTCATTATTAAAAATAGTAGTTATTTTAGATGGGTATAATACGCCATAATAACTATTTCTAGTTGTATTAGAATTGTGCTTATATAAATTACCGTTCTTAAATGTGTACAAATAATTATTCATAGACACCATCCACTCAGGTAAATATGAGTGGTATGATGTCCATCCTGATAATCTTGGAGAATATGTTATTGTATAGTTAGCCATATGCTTACAAATTTACTTATTTTAATGTTACGGACAACTATAGAACGATGTTATTTGAATTGAGCCATTATACCCAACAGGAGGCGAGTATTGCGATAATGTAGCTCCTGTAAACGTATAGAAAATAGGGCTTCCACTAGGTAATACATATCTTCTTCCAACTGCTCCTGGAACAATTGTGGTATATGCGTATCCTGTACCAGGTGAACACTCAGCTAACTCATAATAAGTAGTTGGGCTAGGACATCCTGTTAATCCCGTCGCAGTAATTGCAAGCAAAGTACCACCCGGATTGTAATTAATAATACCATCTACAATATATGTATTACCACCCGATGTGACTCTATCATCTAACTCAAATGTATTACCTGCGTAAACTTCTGAGTTTGCTGATGATCCATCAGAGCATTTATATAAAACATACCACTCATAACTAGGAGCACTAGGGCATCCTGTTAATCCTGTTGCAGTAATTGCAAGCAATGAACCTCCCGGATTATAATTAATAATACCATCTATAACATAAGTATTACCACCTGATGTAACTCTATCATCAATTTCAAATGTGTCAGCTGGGTATGCAATAGAATTAGCTTCAGCACCGTCAGAACACTTATGCATTACATAGTATTCGTCTAATGGTGGTCTCGTATCTTGTTCAACAGTTAATATAATATCTTCAGTACAACCAGATATTGTAATATCTAAATCTCTTGGAGCTCCTAAATTTTCTAAAACTTCTACATAAATCAATTGATTATTTGAACCAAATATATCGCTAACTGTTAACCAATCATTAACAGGGACTGTTATTATCCAATCAGTATTAGACTCAATATAGAATGATTTCTTTTGAACAGTGCCGTCAAATGTTAATGTTGTAGGAGTAACAGATATAGAACAAGTTTTAATTTTTCTATCATTATCTGCAGCTAATACATAATTTTCAAAATACGGATCAAACATTCCTAGTTTTACTGTATTAGTATCTAGGTTAGCCTTAAACCAGTTCTTCATTCCTTGAGAAGATATCTCAAATAGCCCATTAGGTTGTAATGCCAAAACAGCACCACGTCTTGCATCTGTAAAGAATAAGTCATTACCCCATATAGTAAAACTTTCAGGGTTTAAACTAATTCCATATTCCCCTATGTAAGCAATTTGAGTTCCTAACACTTCGGGAACGGATGTTACCACGCCACCTCCAGTAGAATCACTTAATAAATTTTTACCATAAAGAACTTTAGATACTTTGTTTTCTTGCAATACAACTAAATCCGTATCTCTTGAATACAATTTTTGAATAGAACCAAAGAATCTATCTAAATATTTAAAGTTACCAAGTGATAAATTAAACTCATTTAATCTATTAATTCCGGTTGTTTGAGTATAAACACCGCTATATGTTAATGCCTGAACAACCGTTTCCTGCTTATATCCTTCAATAGTTGAGTTAGCTCGTGGGCTAAACTGCATTGTTGCGGAATTAAAGTCGTCACGAATTCTAAAACTTTCTACTCCGTTACCAAATGTAAATGCATTAAAATCTGAATTAAAATTTAAGGTGTTTAAATCTATTATTGCCGGAGCCCCCAACGCAACATCTTGATTATCAACATTTCCATAGTGATTGCCATTGATAATAGGATACGTTTGTGAAAGCTCATAATATATATCTTGATTGGTGTCTACTGGAACTGTCTCAAACAAAGATGGATAATCAGATTGCTGTAGATTAAAATTAGTATCTACGTTAGCTCCACTTGTTGTAGATTGATATGTATAGAAATACATATAGACAGGATAAGCTAATGAAGCAGTACTTATAGATCCACCTTGAGATATTCTAGATGGATTTATAGCAGATGCTACACCTCTTCTAAATACAATATTTCTTGCACCTAAATTTTTAGATTGACCATCATATTGAATCCATTTTTTATATACATAATCTTCAACAAACCATTCCTCTATGTTAACATAGTCCTTTGTTGAGATAAATGTTTGAGTAATCCACTGGTCAGTGTTGTCAGTTTCCTTATATTTAAAGGTAACTATAGCACCCGCTTTAATTGGTCTGTCCTCATCATCTGATGGGCTTATTGACCAATCTGTAAACGTAAAAAATGCAGTAGGATAAAGCAATGTACTTTCGTTAGTAGATCCACCGAAAATACTATAACCTCCTGTACTAACACAGTTTACAACCCAATAATCATCTATTGTATGACCTGTTGCTGATACAAAATTAATCGAACAACTAAGGCCCGAATATGTCAAAACTTGATCAACGCCTGCCGTTATGGCTACATTTGATGCAACTAAATTCTTATACGTTCCCTTATATGTAGCGTAATATTTAAATGTACTTGCGCTATCTATTTGAACATAGAATCTAATATCATCTACCCCACTATATGCATTTGATGCACCAGTGGTCATATCATTTAACCCTATACCATAAAATATTGCATTCTCAGCAACACTAAATCTATCAAAAACAGGTGTGTCTGTAGATGAGCTATCACTTACTTGAGCATCTGAATAAGATGTAATTGGAGGTAAGACTGCATCATCAATTTTTATTCTAAAATATACACCTGCGGGTTGATTTACGTTAGACGTATTTAAAAAGTTTGCATTTTTAGACTGAATGTCTAATACCTTATATTGTATATTGGTATTATTTGACAAGCCCTTTAAATACAAATAAGAACCTACAGATATCTTGTCTTGATCCGCTTGATTAATCAAGAACCATTTAAATTGACCATCTTCAAAATAAGTCAATGGGAATAAATTATAGTACTCTTGCTTATCTTGTTTAATCATAAAACGATAATACGTAGCAAAAGCAGGAGGTTGGTATGTCCCATCAATAGTAATTCGAATATTATTTGCCTTAATGGCACTCGATGCTGGTATAAATACTGTATTAGTATTTTCTGTAGGCGTAATTACAGTAGTTGTTCTGCCATAATCATCTAAATATACAATACCAATTTCGTAATCTCTATTACTCTTAAATGTAGGAGTAGGAGTACCGCTAACCACCGAATTAGGTATAAATGATACAGAGAAGGCTGGATTGATGGGCTCCTTGTTCTCCTTTAATAAATCAAAGAATTGGGTATAATTACCATACACCAATCTGCTTCCAATTAATTCTTGAGACTTTGCTCTAATTGGTACATTGTCAAAAAGTCTATTTACTTGCTCAATTGGCAATAATGTAAATACTTTATTATTTTTAAATTGAAAAGAATATTCTGTATTGTCCGTGTAATCATTTAATAATTTAACTAAATTATCAATCACATAGGTATTTGTACTTAATGTATCCCTAAATATTAATTGTATTTCTTTTACATTCTTATCACCTGAATTAAAAGTTATATCTGCTGTGTTAAAATTATTAACCATAGATATATTCTCTGATACACCATAGTCATATGCGTATTCTTTTGGGAAGAAAGCTACAGGAGAAAATGGAGACAGGGCACTATATTCGTTATCTAAATACTTATATCTATAAGAAAAGTAAAGAAACTTATTCTCTAAGTTATTGGCCTCACCTTCTGAATATAAGTTAATTGTTGGTGCAGATAATGGTGGGGCCAAGATGACATTAATGTCCGCATCGGTAAACCCATCTACCGCATAATTCTTTGCACGATCAATATTAATCCTGCGGGGAGGATTTAAGTTGTCAGTCCAGAAAAGAAGTCCATTGATATAATTTATGCCTGTAACAAAATACTCCTTGTTAAAGCCAAGCAATGAAGGCGTGGTAGATGTTAGTTTAGTAGCTTGAATAACTGGAGTTAATGTATCTAATGTTTCATTATACTCATATATAGCATCTAGGGTATCGGATGCTACTAACCAATAAATTGAATTATTTGTTTCGTACGCAAGAGACCCAATACACATTGCATTGACTAACTCTAAATCACTTCCCTTTAAAATATTACCTAAGTAGTTTTGAGCTACGCCATTACGTGAGCCATCTTCCTCGACAAATGCCCCATCAGAATCACCCACAATAATATTAAGCGCATCTCTATATGCACCATCTGGTAAAAAATGAGGGTCAAGGTCTTTATTCATGACCCCTGAAAGGAAGTTTCTTTGAAGTTCTATCATTTACTTAATCCACTTAGATTGGCCTCTCATGTTCATCAACAAGCGACCCGGGTGTAAATTACTTAATCTAATCTTTGTGTTTCTCCAATTGGAAACTTTTTCTTTACGAGCTCTGTTAATAACATACTCGGGCTGGTTTGCCTTAGTATTTAAAATAGCCCACTTGATATATGAGTAAATATACTCCTCTGCTAACTTTGCAATAGTAATCTGAGCGTCGTCACCTGGATACAGTCCATCAGAGATATACTCCAACACCACTGACCGGTTAAACATGCCCGAACTAAAATTAATGACACCTGTAGCCTTATCTACCCTAAAGGTAGGGTTAGTATTAGCCGTCTCTGTATTAAGCCCGTACACGGCTCCGTAGCCATAAGCAAAATACCATAGTCCGTCTACATACCATCCCCACTGATTATTGAATGGGCATATCTGATAGTTAATACCATCTATACGAGATAAGTCTAACTTAGACGTTCCTTGCAAAGCATTACCTTGGTCATCAAATAAAATTTGATACTGGTCATCTTGCAAGAATTCAATAGCTGTATTAGCTTGAGGATCTTCAGACATAGGGTACAAAATACCTCCATGAAATAAAGATACACGAACATAGTTCACGTAATCAGGAGGTAGCACGAATTTTAAATCATGCCCAACTTCTAGTTGTAATGCATTTGTCTGACGATTTCCATCGTAATTCAGTTCTTGCACAGCTCTTTTAGCGTGAAACAATATCTTGTATCTATTGATGTTATTCAATAAATCACCATCGTCTGTATACATTAAGATGAAGTTATTAACAACATCACCTAATGTTACATTTTGATACGTGCCCCAATTGGCATCGGTGGGCGAAACCCCATCATTGGTGTAATATTTTTCCTGATTCATTATTGTTGTGTTTGATCAGTGTACGCTTCTTCGGCACGTGCCGCTGATGTTACATCCATCTCTCTAATACTAACTCCAGCATACTGGCAAATCTTAACTACCAATTTAGGGAAGTCGGATATTGCTAATTCAAAATCTTGATAGTCATTAGCCGATTGATTAAACAATGGACTGCCGTCAACTACCGTATAAGTCCATTTAGGGTCTTGCGGATATCTGACGTAATAAATATTAATATCATCTACAATAGTATCAGGATACACAGCTACTTGATTACCTTGCATAACATACGTAGGGTATGTTAATGTTGGTGCTGTCAAATTCGAATTAAGCAAATAATATAATTTCTCTTGATTAACGTGAGTAACCTCTTTACCATTATAGTACAATACATTTAATAAAAAGAAATTTACCGGTAAATCAAATTGACCAGTTCCTGCATTATAAACCAAATCTTCATTTTTAGAAAAATAGTCAATTGTTTGGTCTATTTGCTTGGTGATATCTGAGTACCCGCTAGTCTCCATGCCCTTCATGTCCTTTACTTTGGACTGCTGAAAGTCAAAGAAGTATTGCATGAACAATTCTAACTGAGCCTGCTTTGCAAAGCTGTTGAATTCTTCTGGTGTAATAAACCCATTATTATCCTTATTGATAATATTTAGGACAGTATTTCGTACGGAATTTATCATAATGACAAAGATAATAAAAAAAGGGCACTAGATGTGCCCTCTTAATTAACGGTATTTCTTAACTAGCGTCTCATAAATATCGAGACCATCGTTGCTTTGTAGGAACGATGCTAATAACCTCACTGGGTCTTCACCAAATGGTACACCCATTAGTTTATTCTTATTGTCAGGTAAGTTAAAGAAGATATCACGTTTCTTGTTTTTCAATACAAACGTACCATCTTGCAATGACTTAGCTGCAATATCATTTAACTTAAGCTCCGGATCATTTAACATGTTCAAGAAGCCAACAGGATGATTACGAGCATAAAGAATTAAGTCACGCTTAAGTTCTTCGCTAGTCAATCTATCCACACGGGTACCTAATAGCACACGACCTAATGCATCTGCTGTATTAATATCTAATTCACGTGCAGCAATCTGAGCATCTAATTGAGCATTTAATACATCAATTTGATTAGTTGCATCTCTCTGAGTATCAACCTCTTCAAACAAAACATTGTTCTCTGGGTGATATTGTAAAAACAACTGTAACACTTGGTTGTTTCTTGGAACTGCTAATAAACCATCTTCAAAGATGATTGGTTCTAAAATAAAGTTTCCATCTTGCTCATCTTCAAATGGAGATTTTTGATTAACTGCATAACGCAATGCACGGTTAATACCTTTGGTCTCATCAAAGTGAAGTAAAGGCTTACGATTGGTATTTCTACCTGAAATCATAAATGAGATAGGGAATGTTTTTCTTTTAAGGACATAGACCTTGTCCTTGAATTCTTTTGGATTTGACATTTTATTTGATTTTAAATTTTAAAAAAAGGGGAGACATAAAGCCTCCCCCCAACTTTACTAGTTCTCGAACAAGAAGAAGTTATTCGCACCAAGTGTACATAAAGCACGCTCAGATAAGAAGTTAACCTCCATTGCATCAAGGTCGCTAGTTTGAGCACCACCAGCAGAACCAGTGATCCAAGTTTTGTAACGACGATCTTCAGTTTCAGAAGCACGGTAACGAACGTGTAAGAACGGACGCTTTGCATTCTTTCCTAAGATTTGATCGTATACGTTAGTAGAACCTGCAGGTACCAAGATACCATTGATTGCTCCACCTACGATTCCACCACGAGTAGTAGCATCATTTAAGTATTTCCAGTCAGTCTTGTAGAAATCATATCCACGCTTAAATCCTGAGAAACCTAAGTTTAACGCCATAGTCTCGTTATTGTCAAATAGACCATAAGAAGTACCATCTGCTCCGTAAGAGTTTTGTGCAGCTAACATATCGTTAATATCGAAAGAGAACTTACGGTTAACGAATAACACGTTCTCTTGGATAGCTCCTTGCTTGTCAAGACGTTGGATGATTGAATCGAAGTCTGACAAAGTAGTTGGATTACCACCAGCCCATACGTTACCACGAGTAGCAACAGCATCAAATAAACCTTGAGTACCAGCAGCACCAGGTTGTACGTTAGAAGCAGCAACTGTCAAATAAGTTTGAGCAGCTGAACCAGCTTCTGCAGGAACACCTTCAACCATTGACATCTCTAAGTAATCTTCGAAACGTAAACGAGTCTCGTGCTCAGACTTGATGTACCATAAGTAACCAGTAGCACCATTCTCAGAAGTTACTTCAACCCATCCGATTTGAGCCATGTCAGAACCTGATACAGCATACTTGTCTTTGATGATGATTGGCTTGTTCTCTAAGAAAATATCTTGAGACTCAAGTGAACCTTCCATTCCTAATGAACCCTTAGTGAATTCAGAACCGTAAACGAATGCAGTAGAAGCAGTATCTACAGCAATTACTTGTCCAGCTGCAGCATAGTAAGCAACAGTGAACGTGTTAGCAGTTGTATCTACAGCAGTAATAACCGCACGATCTGAAGCAGAACCAGCGTTAGCTGATAAGAATACAGTTTGGTTAACACGGAAGTTAACAGTAACATCTACGTCTTCAACTGTCCAAGTAGCAGTATCTTGTCCTGCAGCAGCAGCTGAAGTACAGTTTACATACTTAGTGTGTAAACGACCTTGCTCTGCCCACTTAATTAAGTCAGAGTTAGAAGGTAATTCTGCACCTACCATACGTAAGAAAGATGCAATAGAGCGATTACCATAACGCTCGAATTCTGCCTCGTAAGTATCAGGAAGATACTGGTTTAAGAAATCGAAGTTGGTAATGTAATTTGTAGGCAATGTTGCCTTTACCGCTGATGGTTCTAATTGAAAACCAGGGGTACTTTGAACTGATCCAGCCATTTGTTTTTTTTAGTTTTTAGTTTTTAAATGATTTAATCTTAAGTCTACTACCATGATCATTATCCAATGCTGTAACTTTAAACCCACCTTTCTCAATATTCTGTGGAGAATTCCTCACACTCATATCTATGTTCTTGCTTTGACGAACGCTGTCATCAATAGCATCTGCTTTGCCCATATCATAAAAGAATTTGGCCATTGCATCGGGGTTCATTGCCGCAGCAATTGTTTTGTGATACTGTTTAGCATCCTTAATGTATCCATCTTCATTAACAAAATTGTTAAAGAATTTAGAAATATCTGTTTGTTGAGCTTTCAGCTGCTCTGGAGTTCCAGGTTTATAAGAAACATCTTTATCTCCAACTTTGAAATCAAAACCTTTGAATTCATCAGAGAATAAATCGTTAGTCTTATTAATAAAGTACTCCGACTTTTTAGCCTGATCTTGCTGCATAGCAGAAGATTGGCTGATATATTGCTTGTAAGATTCCAAAGCTTCTTTGTCCTCAGCAGGAATAGTAGACTCCATCCTTGACGCAAGGGGGGTTTTATATTTTTCCTTTTGTTCTTCAAAGTACTTTGACGCCTTGCCAAGTTCTTTTTTAAGTGCTAACTTTTTGCGTTTGATTTCTTTCTCGTCATCCTCATCTTCATCATAGCTAAACTTTGATTCATATTCGAATGCGATATCCTCATCATCAAAATCAGGATTACTCTCACGCATATAATCAGCTAGAAGTCTTTCCGGTGTAATCTTAGAAAAATCTTGATTAACACGATAGAAATCTTCTAAACCACGCCCTGTCTCTTTCTTGAAATTTAAGAAAGCATTAACATCTTCAGGAAGTAACTCCTGTTGAGGCTGTGGTTTTTCTGTAAATAATTCATCCAAAGAGTTTACCTCCTTGTTGAATTTTGTTTTCAAATATGAAAGAACGTCGTTGTCACCAAACTGTGGTTGACTTTCAATAACTGCCGGAGTTTCCTCGGTAGTTGCTTTTAATTCTGCAGCCATCTCCTCAATTGGAGCGGTCTTTTCAGCATGGTCGTTAAGCAATTGTTGCTCAACTTCCGCTACGGACTTTTCTTGAAAGTCCACAAGTTTTACTTGAATATTATCCATTTAATTTAATTTAGTTGCACAAAAGTAGTAATAAATTTTATCTTGGATTAAACTGCTCCAAACTGAAGCCGTCCAATGAATCTTCTTCTGATTCAAAGTTCATTGCCGGTAAGTCTTTTTGACGCTGTTCAATCAATTTAGATTGCTGAGTAGCTTGGATTTTTGTGCGATCATCCTTTGCTTTCTCTTTATCCATATCTAACTGCTTAATCTTCTCTACTTCCATGCCTTTTAATTGCATGTTGTAGTTAAATTCAACAGACATAAGTTGTTCCTTAATCTGGGCTTCTGCTTGCATACGTTGAATATCAAACTGCATTTGTGACTGAGCAATTTGTGCTTTTGCTTGAGCTTCTGCTTGAATTGCTTGTAGTTTGAATTGAGCAGCTGCTTGAGAAGATTGTATATTACCCTGAGTTTGCATTTGAACTTTTGCTTGCTCATTCTCCATATCTTTCTTCTCTTTGTTCTTCCGCTTTAATTTCAATAATTCATTGGCTATTTTAATATTCTTCATTTGACGAATATCAATAGCATCTTCAAGAGATATTTGATCCCTCTGTAATGCCATTTGAATATTAGCTTCTAATTGCCCCTTCTCCTCTTCATCTGGAGCTACTTCAATAAATATACCAAAATCATGTAAATACAAATCTTTAATCTCTTCTAAAATAGCAACATTGTATTTACCAATCTGCATTGTAAACTCTTCTTTGAAATCAGAGTATTCTAATATATCAGCAACACGAAGCGATAACGCCTCAGATAACTTGCGAGTAATAAATAAACTTCCTTCTAATATATGACGAGTTGCTGTATTTGAATTCAATGCAGCTAATTTTTGAACACCAACCAATGCATCAGGATGAGGACTTGATCCATCACGTGCTTCATTCAATCCTGTTACATCACGGATCATGCTTAGGTATTGATTATAAGCTCCAATTAATGCAGCAATCTTACCTTGTCCACTATTTGTATTAAGTTCTTGGATTGGAATACGCCCATGGTTTAATTCACCATCAGTAGTCATACTTCGTCCAATAACACTACCCGTTTGGAAATACAAACGAAGAGCATCTTCTGGATTATAAGAACCACCAGTACCTAAGTCAACCTCATTAATACCATCGGCATCAATAAACACACCATCTGGCACAACACGTTGTAATACTTGTTGTAACTTAAGGTGAGTCATTTGAATTAAGTCAGCAAAAGGAATCATACGACGAGTCAATGACTCAACGATACCCTTATACATTCTTGGTGCTACAGCGATGTAGTTTGGTAATGCATACTGAGAAGCAGATTTAGGGCGAACCATATTGCGAGCAAGCTCCCACTTAAGTAAATAAGGAGATCCAGGTACCATAACACCTTCGTACCATACGTCAATTCTCTTCTCAATTCTCTCAAACCTTTCTTCAGTTCCCTCAGGAGGATTAAAGCTTTCATCTTTTTGGATTACACGAACACCATTGTTGTCAAGATATTTCTTCTTGTAAACAAATGTCTTGTCTGTTTTATAATTAAAATACAATAATGTAACAACATCTCTATTAAAGATGTCGCTACGGTAGGGACGCATAATCCCATAATAATTGTACCACGCTGTACCTAATTGTTGAATCTCAGCTAGTTCTTCTTTTGTAATGTCTGGCTTAATCTTAATTAGTTCAGTGATTGGTACTTGTTTTACTTCACCCCAATAGAAGCAATCTTCAAATGATGGGGATTCAGTGTAACTATAAACAATGTTAGCGGGGTCAACATACTCCACACGAACTCCGGTTCCTGGTACAAATGAGTGCTTTACTACTCCTATGCCAATTGTTGTGATATCGTAGTCGACCCTTTTACGAACGTCTTGATAATGGTTTAAATCTAATATAGTATTAATTGCTTCTTCTTCCGCAATCTCAATAGCAGGCTTATATTTAAGCTGCATGTATAAAGACAATTCCTGATCGTTATCAGGAACTTCTTCTTCTGGAATATTAAAAGCATCAACACCCAATTCCTTCTTACCCATAACCAATATGTCTTTTGCAAGCATATCTCTTTCAACCATTTGTTGAAATTCAAACCTGTTGTCCATTGACATGGCATCTTGAGCATACGCCTTAACCTCAAATAATCGGTCATGCATACCATTAACAACAATGTCAACAAACTTAGGGATGATTGGGACAGGTGTCCAATCTAGGTTAATATGCGACATATCGCCATTAACTTCAAATTGGTTTTTATATTTTGCGATTGGCTGCTCACCACGAGCATAAAGTCTAGTACGGTGAAAATCAATCCATTGTGAATAGTATCGGCATCCAGTGCCTGTTTTAGCAAACCATTCGTATGAGATGCTTTGACCAATTCTTAAGCCGTATTCCCATGATGCCTTTTCTTGATCAGTAGCTAACTGCGAAGGGAATTGGGTATCTGGCATTAATATTCCAGGAGGTTTGTTCATATCTTGTTAATTCTACTGAAGGAACCAGTGTTATCGTAAGTTGCAAATTTAATGCTTATTTTTGACTCTTTTTTCTCAGGCAAATATACGTGCTTTTGATTTGCCATAATAGCATATCCCGAACTAATTGATGCATCAAATTTAGTTCTATCGTTTACATCGAATTTAGCCCAGTCTTGAAGTGTTCTATTAAACGGCATATCGCCTATCTCATCAGGCTGACGGTAGTTGCCTTCCATGTCTAATCCGACATTTCGTTCAATGTATGTCTCGATGCCTGTGGCGTGTGCTTGCTTAATGTCTTCACTTGATGATGGTATACCACCAATCTCTCTTTCTGTGAAAGAAAGTTTATGTGCATGCTTATCGGGACGGTTCATTGAGAAACCACGATAGCCTCTATTCTTAAAGTGATATAGCAGTCGTGCTTTATTATTCTCACAAAGAATAGGCATTCCATAGAACACACAAGCCATCAGCACTTCTTCAAAGAATATCTCTGCCGTCTGTGGACGAGCAATGTATTCTAAAAAGAATGTATTAGACGGGGCACCTGTCATATTAAACTTAGTTAGTCCGTGAAGTGATCCATTAGAGCCACCAAACGTCGCACCTGAGATGTCATATGGGTCACACCCAAACGCACCAATATGCTCATTACCCGGATACCTATTCCCATTTTTAGTAATATAATTATTGTTGATGTGTGGCCCAGGTATCCAAGATACTAAGAACCTACCATTTTTATCAGGTGTCCAAATAACTTTGGTGTCTTTCTCTCCATTAGCCCAGTGAAAGTATCCACGTGTTAGCACGTGGTCTTGGATCATGCCGTCATTGTAATCTATCTGCTGATATATTTTAGTCAGGTTAAATAGAGATGACTTAGTCTCATCACGGAAGGCATGCGACTCTGTACGAGGGAACTGGCGATAGTGTTCGTTTAGTGCATCAGGGTTAGCTTTCAATGAAGCTACCTCATTATTCCAATACTCAATTACGCCTTGTGTTATCCAAGTACCCTCTGCTGAACGCACAGGTTTCTCAGGTGTCTCTAGGACTGCGTGACCGTACTCGTCAATATATCCCTCAAAGTTATACTCCATTGGAATAAAGAGCGAATATAGACCCGATATAGTCTGACCATTTTTGTTTCTTTTCTTGACGTTCGAGTCATAGTAAATACGTTTATAGTTTTCTCCACCTTTATCGAGTGCATTAGATGTTGATCCCATCATACACTTGCCGATAATCCTAGCACCTAAACGAAGACAAGTTTTTCTGACACGCCAACCGTTCTGTATGTTCATGGGACGCTCTAACTTAGCAGCCTCATCTTCAACCAAATATAATAATTTTTCTGAATCATAGGAGTTATCTGCTGTGTTACGCCAGTCAATTGTTGTATCCAATCCATCTATATCTTCCTCATTCTCCTCGTCCATATTCTTACGAGTAATCTTAGAAGCTGGTACACGGAAGGCAATCTCCGTCTTTGGAGTTGTCATACCATCACGTACCGGTTGGAAAAAGAATGGGTAATTATTTACAATCGGAACCACTTTATCAGTAAACATCTTTTTAGCATCTAGACCTGTCTTAGATGTTAAACCTATACGAGCATCCTTGGCTAGAGTTGCAATGTTGACAGCTTCAGAAGAGGCCATAAAAGAGAAACCTGAACGACGGTTCTTAAGATAGCACATACCAAAACATCTGCTGTCAGCCTTACACGCTTCCCAAAATAAAAAGAATACTCTGTTTGATTCACGGAAGTCAGGATGACCTACGTCGGTCTTTGACCATTGCAAGTACATATAGTGTGCACCTGTGATATAAGTCTTCTCGGCTCTATTTATGAACCAAAAACCTAACTCACGTCTGTCAAACTCTTTTTCGATATAGTCTACCCATTGAGACTTAAATGAATTGTCACGACGGTTCCAATCAAAGATGGTCTTGATGCGAGATAGTTCTTTGGGTAGTTCTGTAGCTTGCCATCTTTTACCATCATAGTCAACCTTGTCAGGAGCTAATGGTAGAGCAATTCTTAAACCGCTGATATTGTACACCTCTCCAATTGTGCCATCTTTAGAGATAACCACAAAGTCGTACTCAGGATCCCAGCCATACTCCCAATCCTTCTTTGCATTTCTTTTTGCAAGAATCTTCTCAGGAACATTAGACTCATCAATGTAGAATAAACTCATTTTCCTTTTGCTCTTTGTTCTGCAAACCCACGGTTAGTAGGTGCAGAGTTTCCAACTACTCCCTCAATAATATTATTCTCCTCCTCGACTCTTTTAAGAATCTCAAAAGCATCCATGATAGCTAACTTCTTTGCTGCGGCTGCATTCTTTAGTTTGTCTGCAGACAAGTCATCCTCCATGTGGGTGACAATCTTCTCCTCAGCAACCTTGATTAACTCCTCAACTGCTTTGTAGCCCGACTCAATAATACGCTTCTTTAACTCGGTTATTTTATTCATTCAATTTTATTGTTACATTCTTGGTGTACATGCGATATAAAATCTCACCATCTAGGTCGAACTCATACTCGCTCTCAGGCTCGAACGTGACCGTGTCGCCCTCTTTTACACCCAAGTCTAGTATCTCATCGTTCGTGTATCTTATCGTGCCTGTAAGAGGCTTCTTTGCATCCGCAGATGTAATGCCTTCAAAGTCATTGTCGATTGGCTTGATGAACAGATATCTACCTATCCCCTTCCACTCACCACCTGGTTTCTTGTATGCATATGGGTCATCAATAAAGAACAAATCATCCCGGAAGTAATTCCAAGCAGACTTCTCTCTACCTCGCATGTCATAGTATATCCTGAAAGTATTATGATGGCACACAATTGTGTCTCCAGGCTCGATAGGGCCAGTGTAATTAATAGGGGTTGAGATAACAACAGCTTCTCTTGTCGTTACACGATGATCTTCTTTGGAGGTAGAAATATAAAGTTCTCCTCTTTGATTATCATACCGTTTGCCCCCCTTTGGTGTTACCAAAAAATAATAGGGCGACTTCATGATTTAAAAATCTATATTATATTCAATTAAGAATGGCATGTTGCCATTAATTTTTTTCCATAATACCACCTCATCATTAGCCTCGATGTAGATTTCAACATCTCCAGCTTCAGTCTGACGAATCAAATGTATATTATAGTTCCCTTGGAGTACAGCTTGATTATGCATGTAGTTCATTGCATTCTTATAGTCTGCACCTACTGATATTTTACGAATTACCATCTTTGTTCTTGATTTCTCCAGTAGCAAAGTCAATCGTTATATCTCCATACTTAGCGTGCAGTTCTTGCTGAATGCTAACGTGTGTAGCCCCTGCTGTATCTAGTTGAGCTAAAACAGAATGTTTCTCTAGCTTGGAATTGTGAATTGATATCTCAGCATCTGCTAAAGCATTGCGAAGATTTCTGATTTCTGTGTGAGCGTTTCTGAAACGATCCAACTCATCTTGTGTTAATTTATCCATTGTATTATATTTTTTTGTAAAAGTACTAATTATATTTTAATTTTAGCATATGAAGATACTATACTTAATTGCTCACTGTTCGACTGGCGGGATGCCGGCATTTGTTTTGAAGAGTATTCAAACTCTTTACAAGACATTTGACATTGAGGTAGTAGAGTATCAATGCCATAGCTTAGACTATGTCGTACAACGTAATGTCATTAAGAGTCTTGTTCCATTCCATACTCTACATGAGGACAAGATGGAGCTATTTAATATAATAACTAAGTTTAATCCTGACATTGTGCATATCCACGAGCCTGCTGAAAGGTTTAATCGTGATATGATATCTGAATTATATCGTGAGGACAGAAGCTACCGGATTGTAGAGACGTGCCATGACGTGTCATTTAACCACGACAAAGAAAAGATATTTCACCCTGATGCCTACTATTTCTGCACTCCATATCACTTAGAAACATTTGCTTCATCGCCATCTTACAAAGAGGTGATTGAGTTCCCAATTGATGATAAAAGAAATGACCTATATCTAAATCCTTTTGACACAAGTAAAATAAACGTAGTCAATGTAGGATTATGGACTCCAGGGAAGAATCAAGCCGAAGGTCTTGAGATAGCAAAAAAGTATCCTGAGATGAACTTTCACTTTATTGGCAACCAAGCTATAAACTTTAAACACTACTGGGAACCTTTAATGAAAGACATTCCTTCCAACGTGACGATATGGGGAGAGAAAGGTAATGTAGAAATGTATATGAGATGGGCAGACATATTTATGTTTAACTCTACATGGGAGTGCAATCCATTGGTATTACGTGAGGCGATATCTTTTGGCAAGCCAATTATTGCTCGCAACCTGCCACAATATGGATCGATGTTTGATAAGTATATTCAACCTATTGACACCGACCTAAACTCGGTGCAATGTAATTACAATGTACCTACAGATAACACCACAGAGGTATTCACTGAGAAACAAATTAACTTCTACAACAAAGTAATGACACTCGACAAACAAGAACAAGATGTAACCATCATCCAACACTTTGTTGGTCAGCCATACCTAGAAATTAAGTCAGGGCTAAAAGCAGACTTTAAAGTGCAATACTTTGATGGCGACAACTTGGTATATGAGAATACTATCGGATCAAACAGTTGGATTAAACTAAACAGGCAATACTACACTAAGTGGGAGAGTAAAGTTTTTATGAACGATGAGCTCATACACCACAATATACTTGACCTAGAAGGCAAGCGTGTGTACATTGCTCTTGCTAGTAAGTCACTAGGTGACACAATTGCCTGGGCACCATATGCTTTAGAGTTTCAAAAGAAGCATAAGTGCAAAGTAATTCTGTCCACTTTTTTAAATAAAATACTGGACATTCCTGAGATAGAGTTAGTGGAACCTGGCACAGTTGTTCCTAATATTTATGCTCAGTATAACATAGGTTGGTTCTATGATACTAACAAAGAGCCGGTGTTGCCAAATACAATTAAATTGCAAGAAGCAGCAACTAATATTCTTGGACTTGACTTTGAGGAGATTAAGCCTAAGTTAAAGTATGATGCTGGCATCAATAACTATGGTAAATATGTTACGATAGCTACTAACTCTACAGCTGGGTGTAAGTTCTGGACAAAAGAAGGATGGCAAGGGGTGATAAACTATTTGCACGAGAAAGGCTACAAAGTAATTAACGTATCACTTGAGCATAATCCTTTCGATAACTGTGAGCAGATTATTAATACTGACATCCAAAAGACGATGGCTATTATCCACCATAGTGAATTCTTCATTGGATTAGGCAGTGGAGTGAGCTGGTTGGCTTGGGCTCTAGGTAAACAAGTAGTGATGATTAATAACTTTGCCGAAGAGGATCACGAGTTTGATTGCATACGCATCACAAATAAGAATGTTTGCAATGGATGTTGGAATAACTCCAACTTTAAATTCGATGCCGGGGACTTTGACTGGTGCCCCATTTTTAAGAATACTCCCCGACATTTTGAGTGTCAGAGGAGTATAGTTGCTGAAGATGTAATAGATAGACTAGTCCTTCTTGAACAATTGTAATAACTGAGCCTTAGCAATGATAGCAAAGTTCTCACTGTCCTTAACAAAGTTTTTCAAAGTCTCTTGGTCTGATGAGTCAAGGTCAAGAACCTCTCCTTTATTAAGAGCTAAAGCCCATTCCCAAAACTTAAGAGCATCGCCCTTAGATTGTTGCACTAATGAGTTAGCTACTAACTTACCTGCATTAGCATTGTCAATTTCCTTGCCGTCTAAATCGACTAGATTAAAATTAAAGTTTAGTTTCATATTTATGTTATTTTTAACAAAGTTAAGCAATAGGTTGATCACCTGCAACAATTTCTTGTGCAATTGTAGGAGTAGCCCACGGATTTGGTAGCACAATAATTGGCGGATTAATCTGATTCTCAATTTGAGCATCAAGATTTGCATTCAATGCCTCTACATCATTACCTGCATCTAACCATCCACATACTTGCTCAAATGTCAAGTCAGGATAAGCAGTAAAGTCAGTCTCCGATGGAGTTGTGCAACCCATTGCACCATACGTGTCAGCATAGTAAGTTTTGTCTGCATCTGTCGCAACTGCATTTCTTCTCCAATGTACTGTTACCACTACATCTGTTAATCCGTCTAAAGAAGGTGCGGTATCCATTGAAGATACGACCCATTGATATGTTGTTGTCATATTATTTGTTTTCTAAAGTTTTTACTTTTTCTGTTAGCTCCTTAATTGCTTGCACCATTACGGGAACGATTTTGGAATAGTCTACGCTTTGCATTTTTTCTCCATCTTTAATTCCTTGAACCGCATAAGGAAGGATTTCTTGTAGCTCGTGAGCTAAAACACCATCCATTCGAGTATTTTCGGATTTCCATTTATAATCGTAAACATTAATTTTGTTAACAATTTCAAGTCCTTTAATAGGTTTTAAATCCTCTTTTAATCTGTAATCCGAAACAGTGTTATAAGCTACCGCTACATCGCTAACAGTTATATTTCCTCTTTCTACTTGTAGAGTTCTAAAATCAATTTGATAAGTTGTACCACCTGTTCTATTATTAAATATAAATGCTTCATTATTTGTAATTTGAAAAGCAGTATGTCCTCCTCCACTATTAGCCAAATTCCAACCGTTATCAGTTAGACTAGATGCTGATTGACCAATTAATAAAGAACCCCCGCTAGTAATCCGCATCGCTTCAACAGGTGTAGTATCAGTACGTCTAGTATCAAAAGCTAGCCCGCCCGCCAAAACGTTGACCCCATCAGTAAATGCTCTTAAATAAGCTACATCTTTAGCAGTTCCAGCAGTGTCTGTAAGCAATAAAGAAATGGTTGTTGATTTAGTCGTATTTGATGCAGTAGAAGTATTTACAAATCCTGAAACGACAACATTACTAGTAGATGTATCTCGAACATCTAGTTTAAATACAGGCGAAGTCGTTCCGATGCCTACGTTGCCCCCATCGTAAGCTAAAGATATATTAGCCGCAGAACCTGAACTATAATTTTGTAATCTAACTACTGAACCACTTCTATCAATTCTAAAAATAGTAGTACCATTTGTATAAGCTAAATCTGTTGTGCCTGCTACTGTTAATAATGAGCTTGGCGTAGCTGTTCCGATGCCTACCTTTCCTGCATTAGCCGCATTCATAATTGTCATAGCAGTTGTCCACGAAATTGCGGTTCCTGCTGTTCCTGAACCTGATACTTGAAATGCAAATCCACCGTTTGTTAATGAAAGTTTTGCTGCTGCATCAGTATTTTGATATGACCATCCACTTGTTTCAGATGAACCTATTGTTTGAGCTGCATTGTTAGCTAAACTTGTCCATCCTGAAGAACTATTACTTGATAAAGAAGAATAATTACCAAATACTAATCCTCTTACGTTTGCGTTAAATAAATTTTGTGGAGATGAATTTCCAATACTTACTGTACCTCCACTAGCAATCCGCATACGTTCTACCGCAGAAGCACCCGCTTCATTAGTTGCAAATAATAAAGCTTGTCCATTGCTTCCACTAGTATTTAAAGCAGAAATGTAGGAATATCTATTAGATGCTATATCATCATTTGTATTTGCTGCAAAAGCTAATCTAATTTCTGTATTTATTGTAGTGCTGAAATTATTTAAAAACAATCCTACGGTTGCAGATCCTGCTGAAGTGCTTAAAATTTGCATTTTAGCACTTGGCGAAGTCATATTTATTCCTACATTACCATTTCCTGTAATTCTTAATTTTTCAGAAATACCTGCTCCTGTCGGTCTTGTATAAAAAGCTAAATCAGCAACATCATTAGCACTATTGTCTGACCAAACACTTGCTATTTGACCTGTTTGTTTTCCTGCTCCTGTCGCATCTGTTAATGCAAAATCAAATCCTACGCCTGAACCATTAGCGGTTGATGTTGTTGTATTCGAAAATCTTGCATTCTGTGTTATTGTCGTTGCTGAACCCGCTTGAGATAAACTAGCATAAGTTGCCGTAACACTACTCGAAAACGTGGCGGCTCCTCCTACTGCAAAAGATAAAACACTAGAATTGTTACTAAATATACTTAATAATCCTCCTGTTGCTGCTCCCATTTCAGCATCTCCTCCAACCGTTTGGCGAATAAATGCCCTACTATTTGCCCCTACTATTACTCCAGTATTACTAGAAAACGTAGCACTTGTACCGCTTAAAGCTCCCGTAAGTGTGGTAGTTCCAAAAAGCGTATTAGTAGTTCCGTTCCATTGATATTTTATATTTCCCGCCCCATCTGATAAAACTATGTTATTAGCCATAGCTGCAGTTCCAGCATAACCACCAATAATAACATTGTTACTACCTGTTGTTATACTTTGCCCAGCATTATTTCCTAGTGCGGTATTGTTTTCTCCTGTTGTATTAGCTAAAAGGGCATTATTTCCTACTGCAGTATTATAGTTTGCTGTTGTATTAGCATAAAGAGCAGTACTACCTATTGCAGTATTATAAATACCTGATGTATTAGCATAAAGAGCTTGGACACCATTTGCTGTGTTAGCACCTCCTGTTGTATTAGAATAAAGAGCATTTAAGCCTATTGCAACATTAGCTCCTCCTGTTGTATTAGAATAAAGAGTAGACCCTCCAATTGCCGTGTTATTGCTTCCTGTTAAATTAAATAAAAGAGAAAAAACTCCAAATGAAGAATTACCTCCTCCCGTTGTATTAGTAAATAAGGAAAGATTTCCTACTGCCGTATTTGAAGTTCCTGTTGTATTAGAATTAAGAGCAGAAGCCCCTACTGCTATGTTATCCGCTATACTTCCTGCTCCTCTACCAACTCTTATGCTATTTACCGTTAAATCAAAAGCACCTAAGTTTACCGCTCCCGTTGCACCTGTGTAGGGAACGTAAGAAGCTAAACTAGATGTTAAGGCAAGAGTGCCTGAAGCATTAGGAAGCGTATATGTTCTTTGTGTTACATCTGTAAGCGAGCTTGCATCTAAAATAAAGTTTTTAAAGCTAGCTGCTACCGAAGCAGAAAATAAGAATCCACTTGTTTGCGTTGTAATTATATTGTAACCTGTAACGTTTGTAGCACCTGAAGCGTATTGCTTTAAAAATAAAGCACCACTTGTAAAGGCTCCATCTCCTTCTACATAAACGCTCTTAGATTTCAAGTTATTAGTTCCTAAAACTACATCTGTAGTTGCACCTGTATAAGGAACATAAGAGCCTAAACTACCTACTAAAGCAAGTGTACCCGTAGCACCCGGCAATGTATAAGTATATGTGCCATTAGTAATAGTAGAGCCTAATGTTAACTGACCTGATACTCCTGCAGTACCTGTTACATCTAGTGTATAAGCAGGGGTTACGTTATTAATGCCTACACGGTTATCGCCACCTGTTAAGTAAATATTAGGTGTGCTATTTACTGACGAGTTAGAAGATGTGTACAATCCTATGTCAGTAACATACGTTCCAGTATATCCTGCCGCTTGAATCTTAACAGTTGTACCACTACCCATAGTAGTAGTTAATTGACGAGCAAAAGGTTGTGTGCTATCTGAACGCAATCTAAATGTATCAGATGCAGCATCAAGTCCAATTACTGCTGAGTTTGCAGGATTAATAACTAAACCACCTGTCATTGTACTACCTGACTTCAACACATATAGTGATGGGTCAGGAGTTGTTCCACTTGTTCCACCTGTACCACTAGTACCTCCGGTTCCTGAGGTGCCGCTAACGCCACTCGTACCATTAATTCCACTAGTTCCGTTAATTCCTGAGGTACCTGATACTCCTGATGTTCCATTTACACCTGAAGTACCTGCGGTTCCACTAACGCCACTTGTACCGCTTACGCCACTAGTACCATCAATACCACTAGTTCCATTTATACCTGAGGTTCCACTAACTCCTGACGTGCCACTTATGCCACTAGTGCCATTAATTCCTGATGAACCCGATGTTCCATTAATACCCGATGTACCACCTGTACCTGAAGTACCTGTAGTACCACTGGTTCCTGAAGTACCATTTACGCCTGAGGTTCCTGATTGGGAAACAATAGCTAAGAATAATGGATGGTTGTTGGCAAAGTTTGTTGTACCTGTACCAGCTGATGATATTAAAGTAACAGGTACTATCCAATAATTATCAACTCCTAAAACTTCTGTTGGCGTACCATTAACATTCCAAGTTTGATAATTATCCGAAAGATTTTGATCCTGTATTGTAATCTGTTGTGAATCTTGAATCAATCCCAAAAAGATATCAATATCAATTCCATTATCAGTAAGATGACTGATATTAATTTGAGTTGAATTTATTTGTGTAGCATTGTTCCACAATAAATGTCCATCACTAGGATAACCTGTTTGAATTGTTGTGCGTGCTCTATATAGAAATAAGTTATTAGATGCACCATTTTGCCCCGATGTACCTCCTGTTCCAGAAGTACCTCCTGAGCCACTAGTGCCTGTTGTTCCTGATGTACCTGCTGTTCCTGAAACTCCCGATGTTCCACCCGTACCATTAGTACCTGAAGTTCCACCTGTACCGTCTGTGCCTGATGAACCGCTAGTACCTGTTGTACCTGATGTACCATCAATACCACTTGTACCACTAACACCCGAAGTTCCACTAGTGCCACCTGTTCCGTCAGTACCTGCAGTACCTGAAGTACCTGTAGTACCGCTTGTTCCGTCAACACCGCTTGTGCCATCAATACCTGATGTGCCTGACGAACCACTTGTTCCATCTATACCTGATGTACCTCCTGTACCATCTGTACCTGAAGTACCAGCTGAACCATTGGTTCCTGAGGTTCCACCAGTACCATCTGTTCCCGAAGTTCCATCTGTTCCATCAATTCCATCAATACCTGATGTGCCTGACGTACCACGTGTACCTGATGTACCACCTGAACCATTCGTTCCCGAAGTTCCTGAGGTTCCACCTGTGCCCGAAGAGCCTGATGTGCCTGTTGTGCCAGATGTACCCGTAGTACCAGATGTACCTGCGGTTCCACTAGTTCCTGTTGTGCCTGATGAGCCACTTGTGCCGTTTACTCCGCTTGAGCCTGATGTACCCGTCGTACCACTTGTACCTGATGTACCAGTCGTACCACTTGTGCCACTTACGCCTGAGAATAACCCAAATGAAACAGACTCATCTTCGTAAATAATTCCTGAGTTACCGCCAATGAAGTCTAAGTCTAAGAAATAGTAGTCGCCTGAATGAACGACAGCAGTTACTTTATATAGTCCGTATTCGCTAGGGAATCCTGGACGATTAATAAGAATAATTTTATCTAACCACGTTTCTTCAATGAATACACCCGGCTCTGTATTAGCAAGGGTTAAGAAAGAAACCTTGATGGTTCCCGCAAGAGCGATAACATCTACTGTATCGTATGGATGGTCAACTAATTCAAACGTCTTCGCAGGCTGAGATTCTGTCGGGGCATACATTCTGTATGTCCAGTTGAAACTACCTGTATCAATAATACCTACCCGATTAAAATAATCGGCAATATCATTGGTAGTGAAATTCTTAGTTGTCTTATATTCTGTGTTCCAGTCTGAGCCTATGACACGATCAAGTCCTGTTACATAGGTGTCAATGCTATAAGTTGATATCCGGGCCATCTATATTCTTTGCTTATTATCTAGCAAAAATACGCAAATTTATCTAAGTACTAGAAACTTGAAATAAGCATACAATACAATAATAGCAGTCTCTATTAGTATAACAATAATTGCCCATGTTGGAACTCTGTACTTAATAACTTCTACACTCTTGTTGTGAGTATTTAATTCGCTTTTGCTACGGTACTTATCCTCGTACACATGAGCGATTGAATCAATGTCCACTGTGGCTTGAATCTTGCCACGTACGGTACGAATTATTACTTGCCCTTGTGGTATCTTGATCTTGCTATAGAACGTGCTTAAAATGCCAGAAGAGTCGCACGGATTCTCAATTGTCATCGTGTCGTGTACAGCCTGAAATATCTTTTCTGTACGTATAGTTTTAAACGTATCTACACGTATAACTTCTTTGTACTCAGTCACCGTTTTTGTTGGACGGCAAGAAATTGTTATAATTAACAATAATAAGAATAATAATTTTTTCATTATTTGTATGGAAGGTACTTTGTAGCTCCGTTTGATTTGATTGCTTTTAAAATTTGACCTCTTTGCTTACCATCTGAATCATATGATACGTGTACCCAATCAGGTGCCGTGTCTGTACCAAACTCCCAGATCATCTGATCAAACTTAATGTTTGCCTTGATGTAATCAAAGACCATCTTGTTAGTCACACCGTTAGACGATCCATCCATGTCAATGTCAATAGCTTCTCCCTTGCAATGCTGAGAAGTAGCCGAGCCACCAATAGCAGCGTTTAATGCTTTTGATCTGTAACCAGAACTAATGTGGATAGGTACACCAAAGTGTTTTCTAATTGGCTCGAACACATGCTCTGCCAACTTCTTAAAGTTCTCCAAATGCTCAGGTGTTGGCTCATTGCTAACTCCTTTTCTTTTTGCTGTCTCTGATCTTGTTACCTCCGAAAGGTCTAAGTGTTCTGAAATTTTCATCTACCTGTTGATATTTTAATTAACATTACTATTGTGAACATAAATGTAATTATACTTATGTCTTTTGCGAATCGTCCAATCTTAAGCGAACCTTGAGTTTCTCTTAACATTTGGTTTTCTTCCTCACTTAACATATATGCGTTTTCTGCATTCTCTAATGACTTAGAGAAGTTATACCTCTCTTTGTTTAACATAATACTAAGCGAATCAGAACGTAATTTACTACGCTTACTATCTGATTTTAAATTATTAAAAGTCTTATTTATATTAATTGCCTGACCTTCAGTCATAACCACCAACGTATCACCATTAATTATCCTCTTTGGATATTGTGCTATCGATAATTGGCTCAATAATATAAGACTCAATAACAATGCTATTGGCTTTAGTCTTAAGTTCTTCATTAGTTTTTATTAAATCCTCTACCTTGGTTTCTAGTTCGTCAATCTTGCTAACTGTTACCTCAATTTTATTTACAACAGCTTTGTCTGCTTTGTTAGCAGCACTAAAAGCAAAAGTGCTTGTATTTTTAGAACGCAGCATAATGGCTGCAAAGTCATCATCTTTAGCTACAACATTTTTATTATCTAAGTCTGTTTCATTTTTATCTTGTTCAGCAACTGCTGTTGAGCAAGAATATAAAAACATACCCAAAAAAATAAAAACTAAACTTCTCATTTTATTTGACCAAGTTGTTGTAGAACCATGATTTTGCTCGCACTAGCTGAGAGGAGAGAATCTGAGCGACGTAGCTGATTAGTACACGCATCCACTTTGATTTCCATTTTGTCGATTTTGCCATTTTGTCTTTCTATTTGTTGCGTAAAAGTATTTCTAACATCAATGTATAAATAAGAAATCCCAGCTAAAGCAAGAAATAATGTGCCTACTACTGGGTTTTTTGCAAAGTCTTTGAATGATACTGGTAGTGCCATGTTATTTGTCTAGCTTTTTGATTGTCAAAGAAATGTAAATACACAAAATAAATATCAATAAGCAGAGCAATAGCAACGATAAACGAAACAATATATATGGCAGCTTTCATCATCCTTGGCCTCTACTTTTTTTTGTACGTCTGTCTTTTGGGCCACTTGTCTTTGAATGCTTACCCTTGCGTCTTACACCAAAGGTGATCTTCTTGGATTCATTACTCGCTTTCGCCTTCGCCATTTGACTTACTATTTAATGCTTTATATCCTGCAATACCTAAGGCTGCAGCAGCAAATGTTAAAAGAGAAATAAAAATAAACTCTTTAATAACTAATTCACGACCAAGTACGCCTGTTACAACATCCACAATGGTGATAATAACAACTAAGCCAATTGCAATAAATGCTGCAACTGATTGCTCGTTGATGTCATTAGAGTCTTTAAAAATATCTTTTAAAGCCATTTACTTCTTTCTTTTATAATTTTATATAGCTTAAACCCTGTGTACGCAATTGATATACCTAACAAGAGAACACGCAGTGTAGTCTCGATAGTTGTAAATGACAGCATTAAGCTCGTCATGTTCAGTATCCCTATTTTCAAATCGTCTTCCGTCATTACCAAAGAGCAACAATGTTGGTAGCTGCTGTTCCTGTAGAGAAAACTCTTACTACACGAACTTGAAGAGTTGTACCTGCTGGAACTGCGTAGAAGATAACCTCATCGCCACCAATTGTTAACACCTTTAAGTTACCAGCTCCCCCAATGTAAAGGATACATCCTTCATCATTTGTTCCTCCTGATACACTAGGAATATTATCGGTATTGGATGGTGTGACAGCTGCCGCACGGCCAGACTGCATATAATTTAAAACTCCCATTTCTTATCTTGTTTAAGTAACAAAGTTAATTATTTTTTTTTAGTCCCTCGGGCACGTCTGTCACCTGGAGCATTTGATTTAGATCCACGGTTTTTACTAGCTGATTCCTCAACAACACGTCCATTCTTTTTATGGCTCATGTCTTTGCCATCTTTGTCTGCATACTGCCCACGGTCACGATTGATCTTATTTAGCTCAATGCGTTTCTTTAGTTGCTCAGGACGTTTATTATAGTCAGCTTGATATTCAAGCCTTTTCTTGCGAGCCTCAGGATGGGTTGCGTAAAATTTTGCAGTTGCTTTCATTACTTCTTTTTCTTAGCAATAATCTTCTTCTCTTGCTTTAACATTTCTTTGGTAGGCTTCTTGCCTGACCCTTTGTTAGCCCGAATGTTATCCCATAAGGAATTCTCAACACCTAATTTATTTAGTTTTGCCATCTTTCTTATTATTATTAGCAAATTTTCTTGCTGATTCAACACTACCAAATCCCCAAGCCTTTAAAGCCAAGGCTTTTCTAGTCGGCTCGCCATTTGGTTTCTTCATTGGCCCAGCCATTCCTGCAAACCGTGCAGCGAATGACACACGACGTGGATTAGTGCCTTCTTTAACAGGAGCTTTAAGTGTGCCTTCTTTGTAAGATGCACGACCCTTCGCATTTAAGCCGCCAGATTTTGATTTGCCTTCACTTCTTGTCCAGGCGGGTGTTGTTGCCATCTTTTATCTTTTTTGTTTGGAATGGGAACATTGCATTCATGCGTTCTCTTCTAGCTTCACAGCCGCAGTCATCACCCACTATGGCTTTAACAGCGGCTGCTATTCCTGTTACCTGCGTAACTTTGGTGACTACGTCTCCTAAGCCTTGCATTACTTTTTCTTCTTAAAACGCTCTCTTGTTCCGTAAGATAAGTCTCCTTGCATCTTACCCAAATCTGTACCATATTTACTAGCAGCAGATTTACTATAACCAGTCTTGCCTGTTAATGGTCCTTTTGCATTATATACTTCTCCTATAATTGCATTACGTTTATTAGGCTCAAAAAAACCTTCTGAACGACCAGAACCTGGATAATCTTGAGTCCATACATCACGGCCTGCTTTTTCTGGTGATTTAGGAGCATACTTTGGATCAATAATATCACTCATCTCATTCATTTGAGCGGACATCTTACTTTTAATCATGTCAATCTGAGAGTTTTTAAATCCGATTGCATCGTAATCGTACGGTTGTCCAATCATCTTTAATTCAGATTGAGGATATTTGGGTTTACTTAAAATAGTACTCTCTATTCTTCTTAGAGTACCTGACATTTTACCTGGTTTTTGCTTTGCCATGTTATTTTTTTATTTAGACATTCTTTTAATTGCCTTCACAGTTTTTACTGCTTTAGCAACTTTCATTGCTTTACCAGCAGCTGAAAGTTTAGTGATGCCCATATACGTGTTAGGCATTGGGCGTGTCATTGGTGTTTTTTCTTGATTTTTCATATTAACTATTCCATTCGGTTGCAGGCAAAGGAATATCCCTGCCTGTTGCTTTATTTATTGCATTAATTGCCTTATCTCTATATCGAGTAGAATTTGATCCTTGCTCTTCAGATAAACGAAAGTATCCATCAGAAGATTTTTTCATGCCCGCTTTATCTAGCACATTGCTCATGAACTTATTAGCCTCAGATTCTTTTTCTAAATTATTAGCATAACCCCAAAGTTTTTTTGCATTAACCTTAGTGCTTTTAATTGTTTGAGTAACCTTTGATTTCTTTTCCATATTATCTATTTTACCTACGTTACCTTTTAAAAAGCTCATATATCCTTCTAAAGATTTAGCGGATTCAAACTTAGTAGCTTTCTTAATAACATTTTTCATTACTTAAAGTATCCTTTAATTTTATCGAACAATCCTTCAGACGAAGGAAGTGGTGTATCACGACCCTTTGTTTTTGAATCAATTAAGCCTTGATATCTCTGAATGATTGGATAGTAATATGCTTTCTCTTTACGCATCTGCTTCATATCTTTTACAGCGTCTATAGCCATTCGATCAGGCATTCCATTGTTGATATTTTTTTGCAACATTGTGCGATAATCTTCGCGTTCTGTATTTTCACGAGTCATATTACGAACTGTCTTCTTTAGTTCGCCAACTGTCGTCATTGAACTTGGTTTTTGCTTTGCCATATTGTTATTTATTATTAGTCTGGGAATTGTGTTGGGGCTAATGGGATAGATGAATTACGAACTCCATAATACTGTTTTTTAAGTCTATCTTTAGTTTTTTCTAAATTATTATTAAAAAATTTTTCAGAATTAATTTTACTAAGACTGTCTAATGGTACATTAAAAGATTTATCAACTAAAATATTGACTCTTTTGCTTTTTGGCTTTTCCATAATACTATTTATTATTCAACAAAGATAAGTAATTTTGTAATATTAAATCAAATCAAATGATCAAAACATATATGAAGCCAAGGGCTATAAAGTCTAAGGCTATCAAAGTGCGTGTATACAAGAAAAAACCAATAGTTGCCGTGCGACCAGAGGTTGACAAAGACTTTCTTAAATACATTAAAGTAGTGCGTGCATGGGTGCGTCATAAGCATGGACTGAGCCTAGAAGACTTTGAGATGCTATGCTATCTCTACTCTGAACACATTTTTGATAACCATCAGTTCGACCAGTATGCCCAAATCTTTGGATTTACGCAGGATCGCAAGAGAGATTTGATGAATAAGGGCTTAATTATACACTTTAGAAAGCCTAAGCCTGGTCAGCGGGCTATTTTTGAGCTATCCTTTAAGGCCAAGTCGCTAATGAAGCAAGTTTATGAGATGTTGCAGGGAGAAAGAGAGATTCCTAATCTGTCTGACATCAAACCTATTAACAATAAACCCCATCACTTTGCCAAACGACAATATGACAGGGTCATTGATAGACTTAATAAAGATTTTTAGTCAGGACAGGATTCGAACCTGTAAGAATAAATGCTTTATAGACTTATTACATTTATTGCGTCTAACCAAAACAACTCCATCGGCTTTTAAACTTTTAGAGCAATCGTTCCGCCACCTGACTAATATTTTAAAGCACCACCACCACATCTTTCTCAGTGATGACCGTGTATAGGTCTTCATTGATGCGAATGCTGTGGCCAGCTGCACGGTCGAAGTAAATAAATGAGCCTGGTTTGATGCCATCCACTAACGAGCCTTGTGATACCACGGTTGCTTTCTTGTAACGTAGCTCATTTGCGTCTACACCGGTCATAATCAACCCACCTTTAGACTTTGTCTCCTCCTCTTGAGGAACGATCAATAAATTTTTCCCAATGACTTTCATTTTTTTATTTTATTTAAGTGTTCAATATATTTTTTGTTCCAAGTATCTCGGAAGTTATCGTCATTTTCGTACTTATAGCAAAACTCTTCAAGTGTATCAGGCCAGTAGCCCTTAAACTCGTGAGAATGTTCATAATAAAACTCAAATAACTCTTCCATCGGTTTGTATTTTTAGCATTTTGATCCCAATATTGGTTTGTATTTTTAGTTTATGTTAACTTATAAGTTAACTTTTTCTGCAATATCAGTAGTATTACTTCCGAATTTGGCATCATTTTGTTACATATTTTGGCAAATTCTGCATGATAATTCGGAAAAATTCATGCAAATAATTTACAAATTTGTAAATTATAGTTTACATTTTATACCAAATAGCATATAAAAGTGCAATATATTATACTTTTATATGCCTAATGATATAGTTGTCGGCTTTCTCTACCACTAAGTGCAATATTATGCTCTAATGTTGAACTTTCCCATCATAGCTTCTCTATTTCTTCTTTAACTTCGTCCCAATAATCATAAGCTTGTTTACTGTTAACCATAGGTGACATAAATTCTATTATTTCATCCGCTGCAATTAGTGCACATTGTTTAGCATCCTCGTCAGCATCTTCATCATACATTAAGTTTGCTCTTAGATATATTGCAAACTTGTTAACTAACTCTAATGCTTTGTCTATTGGTTCCATATCTATGCTCTAATGTTGGTAATGACCGTCTCAGTTGATAGAAGTGTCGTTGCTACTGACACCGCATTCTTAAGAGCTTCTTTAGTCACCTTAGTTGGGTCAATGATGCCAACGCTCATCATGTGGCAGTATGCCCCTGTAGCCACGTTCACCCCTATGCCTTCTTGAGATAATTGTCTGCCCTCATCAAAGTCTGACCCATCCACATCTATGCCTGCATTAGATAGTATCTTGATCATAGGTGAGAGCATAGCCATTTGTAATATCTCGGTGCCTTTGTTCTCCACCTCAAGGCTCGCTGCGATGTCCTTTAGAGCCACCCCTCCACCTGGAAGGATGCCTTCTTCTAGTGCTGCACGTACTGCACACACCGCATCATCCACCCGGTCCTTCTTCTCCTTCTGCTCAATGTCAGAGTTAGCACCCACCTTAATGACACCCACGCCCCCACCTAGATTAGCGATGCGTTCTTTTAAGAATTCTTTCTCGGTCGGCTGCGTCTCCACATCTAACTGCTCGTGTAGCTCTTGCACACGCTCATCACCTGCACCCTCTGCGTCGAATATAATAGTATTGAACCTAGAGCTCACCACCTTACTTGCACGCCCGCAGTCGTCAATTGTTGCCATTAGCAAATTGTCACCAGTCTGCTCCGAGAAGTACTTAGCCCCAGTAGCTATTGCTATGTCCTGCATAATCTGATGACGCTTATAGCCAAATGATGGAGGAATAATAGTGCATACTTTTAGACCACTCTTTATCTTGTTCACATTTAATGTGTTGAGTGCATTCTCATCTAACTCACCAATAATAATTAGCGAGCCTCTGCCATGGTGTATAAACTCTAGGATTGGCAAGATGTCATTGATGTTTGTAACAGGTTGGTCTGTGACTAAGATGTATGGCTTGTCCATGACAGCCTCTTGCTTCTTGTGGTCTGTCACAAAGTACTTACTTGCAAAGCCTCTGTCTATCTTCATCCCACTTATCACCTCAGCATATGTCTCGGCAGTTGCCGAACTCTCAACTGTCACCACGCCACTTAGACCAACTTGATTATACGCATCAGCTATAATCTTACCAATCTCGCTGTCGCCATTTGCGGATATAGTTGCGACATCCACCAACTTGTCTGATGTAATCTCTGTCGACATAGCCGTCAGCTCCTCGGCCACCTTTAGAGCAGCAGACTGCACGTCACGTAGCACCTGTGTGGTATTGTCCTCTTTTGTCAGCGTTCCCATCGCAGCATGGATGATGGCTTGTGCCAGCACCATAGATGTGGTAGTCCCATCACCTGCCGAGTTAGCTGTCTTCTCAGACGCTTCTCGCATGATCATTACCGCTAGGTTCTCAGCCGGGTCTAATAAGTTAATTGACTTAGCAACCGTCACGCCATCCTTGGTAACTGTGATGCCACCAATGTGTTGCTCCGATTCAATAAGCACCGTGCGACCACGAGCTCCTAGGGTTGAGCCAACTGCATTAGCAATTGTATTGACACCCTTGATTAATTTCTGTCTGCCTTCACTTCCGAAGACGATGTCTTTTACTATCATGTTAGATTTTATTTGTTACAAATTTATATACAATAGTAACACCAAACAAATATGATGCCACAAATATATTTGTGTACAAATGTAGAACTTTACCCCCCATTGCGTAAATAATATTTTTTATTTTTTAAGAAAAAAAAATTTTTCTATTTTCCTTATATATTTTGTTCATTTTGTACATAAAAGAATAATATAAACTATAACTAGTTATATATCAATAAGTTATAAATGTAAACTTTAAAATATTTTGTACACAACTCAACATCATTTGTGTACAACTTTACAAATAGTACAATTCATCTTGAAAAAGTACAACGATAAAATTGGGCAAAAAAAGACCCAAGTCTTTTGAACCTGGGCTTTCAAGAAAAATATTACTTCTTTTTCATCTTTGGAAAGACATTTTTCTTTTCCATCTTCTCTACCTTCTTGCCTTCCTTTTTCTCGTGCTTCATCATAGCAGCCTTCGAAGCGTACTTCTCCTTGCCACCATACTCTTTCATCATTTTTGCCATTTGTGTTGTGGGGTTATGTTTACGCAAAGTTAAAAATTTTATTAGATAAATATGGGTTTGGGGTACCAACCACATTTTAAACTGCGGGCCCGTCGGGGGAAACGCGATCATTTTGGTAGTGGGGGGTCGAGTTTGAGACTTTTGCTTTGGAATTTTTAGCTTTTCCCTAGCTGTGCTGTGCTATGCTGTGCTACCCGATTGCTCGTCCGGATCTCTCCAGGTGATTAGTCTATTTGGTTCCAGGTGCTACCAGGTAAACAGGACGCCGGACCAGCCGGCCCGCGATTGCCTGGCGATCGAATGTAACCAGGGAACCAGGGAACCAGGCCGGACGCCTTACCACTACCTGAACCAGGAACAAAAATTAAATCCCTGTATTTATTTTTAGCTACCTGGAAACAGCCGCCAAAATATTTTTGCCTGTTAATAGCCCTATTCGATCAAATAGCCTATATTTAAAATATATCGTAAAAAAGATTAAAAAGTTTTTTACTATTTGTATTGTATATTAAATTTATTTTTTGTTACTTTGAAATGTGGAACAAAAACAGCCACAAAAACGCAATAATCTACTAAAATACTAGACTAATGAAGAACAAGACAAAAACGCAATTATTCAATGAATTAAAAGCATTACAAGGCTTTAGCATCTTAAATCACCGCGCTGTAAAAGAGAGCGAAAATTTAAGAGAGCTAAAAAATTCCCTGGCCTATTATCATTCAAAATATGAATGTTTAGGCCGTCAATCTGGAGAGCTAAAATATTTTTTAGGCGAATCTTACTGCACCAGCCAAAAAATATGCAATAGTCAAATATTGCAGTTAACAGCGATCGCCAAATACATGGGATACGAAATAGAAAAACTTACCTGGTAAATTAATCACCTTAAAAAAAACAAAAACATGGAAACGCAATTTAAAAAAGTAGCTAAATTATTATCTAAAGGAGACACAAACGCCAAAACAGCTAAAAATTTCCTGGAAACAAATATTCTTTATTTATCCCCGTTTACTAAAAACGATCGCAAAATAAATATTTGCCCGGACGCTTCACCTGGCTGTGTTTTTGTGTGCCTGGATACTGCCGGAATGGGTATTTTTTCAAACGTCCAGGCGGCCCGGATCAACAAAACAAATTTTTATCTATATGATAAGGACAATTTCAGCGCGCAACTGGTCCGGGAATTAACGAACATAAATAAACGCGCCGTTAAACTAGGTAAAAAGGTAGCTATTAGATTAAACGGAACCAGCGACCTGGATTTTATAGCGATCCTAAAAAACAGGACCGGCGTAGATATTATAGAGCAATTCCCAAACCTGGAATATTACGATTATACTAAAAGCCTAAACAAGGCCAAAAAATACGCCGGTGCCGGCCGTTATACGCTTACTTTTTCTAGATCAGAAACTAATGAAGCCGAATGCATAGAGGCCCTGAAATTAGGCTATAATGTTTCTGTAGTATTCGATCATAAAAAACCAATGCCGGCGCAATACCTAGGCACGCCGGTAATTGACGGCGACCAGGCCGACGATCTAATGCTAACTAATACCGGCGTAATAATAGGACTAAAGGCCAAAGGAAAGGCCCGGTTTGATACCAGCGGCTTCGTAGTAAAATAAAATTTCACCAGGTCCAGGTGTCAAACCCTGGACCATAAACAAAAAATAAAATGCAAACATATTACAGATTATACGCAAAATTTGAGGGCCAAAATAAATTTAAAGCCCTGGACCTATCTAAAGGATCTCAAGTAGAAAATTTAATTTATGCTACCATGATACCAGGCGAAAACCTAGGTAAGATCGACCAGATAATAAAAGACAATACAGAAACGGAATTTAAAATAGTTAAAATAAAATAATCATGAGAGGGTATTTAACAATTGGAAGCAAGGTAGGATATTTAAGGACCAGGACGGGCCGGTATGAATGGAATGTAATAGTAAAAATGAATGAGCATTCGATCCAATTAGAGCGCAAGATCCAGGGGCAAACGTACAGATTTTGGGAAATAACTAGGGACGTTTTGGACTATTCAAAAATATTTTCAAAGGATCATTTAAATAAAACTTTAATAAAATTATAACATGCAAAAAACATTTAACCTGGGCAATATGAAATACAAGGTATTGATTAGCCAAAACAAAAAAGTTAATATAACTACGGGAACCGAGGAAATAAATTTTTTTATGGGAAATCCTAGATACGTAAACGCGGAAAAGGAATATTTAAATAATTTTTTAGCGACTAGGCTAATGGATATTAGAGCCCGTCAAATAGAAACATTCATCTTAAACAATATATAATCATGGAATTTTTATTCAAAATTAAAGACTCAATTATTAACGATCAAATTTGTACAGCAATGGAGGGCGGATCGAATTACTGGTACATGGTTGGACCTATGGACAGGAAGCATTTTATAAAAGGTGATCCGTTAGTGGATAACATAACAAGGTCGATTTTGGCGGACAAAAATTTTGCCCTGGAAGTATTTGATGTTGAGAGTGAAGACGAAGAGGATCCAGAACTTTTGGGAAAATTGACTTATGAAAGTATTACAAATGCTTTTAGCATTATGTCGAAAGATTACCCAGAAACACTGGGCAATATTTTGTCAGAAAATTATGACGCGGACGATTCAGACGTATGGTTCCAACTGGCTGTAATGGGTGAAGTAGTATACGGATAATAATTTAAATAAAATAATCATGCAAAATAAAATTTTAGATCGCGATCAAATAGTAGGGCCATATTACGACGGCCTGGTTTACAGGCAATGGACCAAAAAAAATGTGAGTTTATATACTCACGTGGTTAAATTAGACGGATCATTTAGCGAGGTATACAACCTGGAAGTAACTGACCTGGGCGGCGGCATAAACGAGTACAGCTACGCCAATACAGACCGGCCTATAGTTTCAGAATTAAACGTAGAACAATTTTTAAATAAATATCATGGGACGCAAATCATTTAAAACAAAGGGATACACGCTATACCTTACTACGTCGATCGGTGGCGTAATTAAAACGCAACTGGTAGATAAGGTTACCAGGGACCTGGTAGAGGAAAATTACTATACGTCGCTGGATGACGAGCTTGAAGATTATATCACGTCTGTAGGCGTGAGTGTGGTAAAAGTTAGAGAACATTTAAACGCAATTTAAAATGAAAAATAAGATAGAAGAAATGTATTTGCACTGGTTAAATAATTTTTTGAGTGCTGAAGCCTTTGCGGATTATTACGAAATAGATTTAATTAAGGCCCTAAGAATTATATCTATAGGCCGGCACATAAACCAATTAAAACATGGATTTTAACGAATGGACTCAGTACACTAAGATAGGGAGTACCTGCGATTACGACGATAGAACAAATCAATTTATTGAGCAGTATAACAACGCAACATTTCAAACTTACATGGACAATGAACGAAAGAACAGAGCAATTCAGAGAGCTGATCAGATCAGGACTCAAGGGTGGGAGATTTTACCTACCAACAGCGAACGGGAGAATGGTACAGTTTCACTTCACCAAAGATCCTATAACAAAAAAGTATATACTTCAATGCTTCGACGGGCCTCAATGGCTATGGACAAGCTACGAAAATATATCAAGCCAATTACTAAATGATTTTAATGAAATAATATATCAATACACAGAACTATGAATGCAAAAGATGAATTTTTAAAAGAGATACAAGGCAAAGAAATACTTTGCGTGGATGTACAATATGGCGACGATTGGTCAAACCTTGATGAAGATGAAACACAAAAGATAATTCAATTAAGGGCCGGTTATTCAGATCAGGAGTACGAAAATTTTTTACATGAACTAAATTTTACGTACGATTCTGGATACGGGGGGCAATTATTATATGGTTTTATATGGTACAAAGATGGCACCTGGTCCGATCGTGGTGAATACGACGGATCCGAATGGTGGGTTCATCAAGTGCGTCCTTCAATTCCAATTAACTTAATTGATTATGACTTATTATTTTAAAACTATGAATTCACTATTTAAAATTTCCTACGGGCTTTTTGCCACTGCATTTATTTCAGGTTGTTTAATATACTTGACTGCTACATTTTTATTTTTTGCTGCCGGTGTAGTTGTGTTATCTATGGGTGTTTATGTAGATGATTTAAAAAATAGAAACAATGAACAAGAAAGAAAAAATAATCATTTATAGTTCCATAACCTTGTGGTTAACCTGGGCAATTGGTTTAATTATTTACTCACATTTTATTTTACACGTATGACATACAAGACAAAAGGCACTATTGTGCTGTCAATTTTAGGATCAGTTTTAGTTTGCTTAGTAGTTTTTTTAATTACAATTCTATCATGATAACAGACGTAGATGCAATGGACGTAATAGCACGCAAGGTGTGCTATCGTCACAGAATTAAGAAGAAAGATATTTTTCTTAATACCAGAATTCATTCTGTGGTTAGGGCCAGACAACATTTTTATTTTCTACTGAATGAGGCCGGCTTTAAAATTTCTGAGACACAAAGATATTGTGAGAGGTACGGATACCCAGTTGAGCATGCCACGGTGATCTATGGAATTAAAAAGATGAAGGAGTTTGAACAGGAATTAATTAGTAAAGGCAAAAAGAATTTAGTCACTGGGCTATCGCTTGTTGAACAAAGACAAGAAGAGAGGGCCATTAAACAAATGGAATTAGATGGAGAATGAGAAATTTAATTGCAAAGAGGTCTCAGAGATCGCCTTTAGACAATTTATTGTCGGTGTTATTGTAGGCATAGCAGGCACGCTTAGTGCTGTAATTAGTATTTACCTTTTAATCAAATATAACTAATGGAAAATAAAATAAGCCCTTATGATAAGGCAAAAGATTTGGTACGCAGATGCTATCAAGTAGTACCTAATTTTGACTCAGCAAAGGATATGGCTGGGCTAATAGTTTACGAACTAATTGAGGATAGGTTGAGTAATAAACTTTCGACTGATGACCTAGACAAATTACGCATAGAGGTGTATGCACTAGGTAGTCCACACCAAGACCATGAGGCTAGGTCAGATAGATTTAATCATGAAGATAAATGAAAAATATGCTTAGATCAAGAAAGGGATTTGAGGAGTCAAACACCCTATGCCCATGGTGTGGGCACACGCATGATGTAAATGTTTTGCGTAAGGTCTTTGAACGCTCAGGCAACAAGACTACCATGTACACTACATGTGATGATTGTGATAAGAAGGTGCTACTGCACCGACATACGCAAGGGCATTTTAGCTTTTACAAATACGTAGACCACAAGAAACGACGCAAGATTGCGTCAGGTTGGATTCAACAAAAATTTTACGCACCAGTAGATTACGCACTATGATAACATACATTGCTTTATTTATCATTCATGCTTTAGTGCTTGCACCAATTATTTACCTGTGGGTAAACGGCATAGATGACATGAACAAAAATCATCCTGACTACAAGGGTGAAGACTTTTTAAACTAAAATAAAATGGAACTAAAAAAAGATGAAGCGGTTTTAGAAACTGGGGTCGTAATAATAAAAACAATAGATGGCGATTATCATCAAGCAATGCTTACTAATGATGAAATGGACAAGGTTTTAGAGGTAGTAAGACTATTGCAAAATGGAACAATAAAAGTAGGTAGCACAAAAATATTAGGTATAACATTTTAATCATGACACAAGAACAATTCAATGAAGAGTACGATACTCTTTTAAATCATGCGATGTCTATTAGAAAGGCAAAGCAACCTGAGTACACACTAGAAAGTGCAGATGTCCTCAACAATTTTAAGGAGTCCGCAAAGCGTGCAGGTGTCACCCCATTACAAGTCTGGTCAATCTTTTTTGACAAGCAATTGAGCTCTATTCAGGCACACATTAAGAATCCTGATCTAAAACAAGCAGAACCTTTGTCATCAAGATTTGCAGATTTGTATAATTATTTATTGCTTGG